CCAAATTGACAGTTGGATTCGAACCAACACCTTTTCTTTCGTATAGAAGTTAAAGTTTAATTTGCTGAAATGAACCTGGTCTATTTTAAATCAATCCGTACCTCAGTTGCCAGTATGATTGAGACATAAAAAAGCCAGGAATTAATCCTGGCTTTTCTCTCGGTATGAAAGATTCTTATTCAGAGAAATGCTTAATAGCTTGAGCTACCGCTTCTGCGTGAGTTGATGCAGAATGCTTTACTGCATTTCCATCTTTGTCATGAATCTCGTGAAATCCTCCATTTGTAGTAGCTACATGACCAACAGTTTTTCCATTTTTAGTAATCTTAGTCACTTTATTATGAGATCCTTTATAATCTTTAATACTTTCTGGACTAATAGAAACTGCTTCAACCTTAGAAGAACTAGAAGTTGGAGCAGTTGCTTTTTTCTGAGGATTAGCTACTTTTTTAGGAGCAGTCTCTACTTCATTTTTTTTTTCGGATTCGCCTTCTTGACTCATTCCTAACTCAGCAAGCTTTTTCTTGTGCATTTCAGGGGTGATTGTTCCTGAGGCAAGTAAAGAATCGTAATGAGCTTTTTTACCTTCGTTTTCTTTTTGTTTTTGGTTTGCGTGATGCATAGCGATCATTTCATCACGGTCTTCATCGCTTAAATAACCAGCGGCATGAGAAGCATGAATGGCCGCGATATGATCAGGTTCTCTTGGCGCAGAAGATGCTCCTGATCCTGAGGTAGAACCTCTTGATACTCTGGTTTCGCTAGAATGTTTAACTCCGCCAGTAGAAAGTCCTCTCTTATTAGCAACGCCAAGTGCTCTATCTCTGAGTTCTCCGTCTTTAGATTCAAGGCCAGCAAGTACGAGAGAATCTGGAGCATTATCATTCAGAATAGCTCTTTTATGCATATTAAAATGATCCTTAGCGTGTTCCATAGCCTTGGCAAACAAAGGATGATCGACGGGAATATGCTTCATCACTGATCCTTTTCTTTTTACAACTGAGTTGTGATCGGGATGTTTTCTAGCTGGAATTGGAGCGTTTAGAATTTCTTCTACTTTCGCATCATTAGCAGCAGCCTGCTCAGGAGTTGCGTTTTTATCAAAAAGCGATGAACCAACTTCGTGTACCCCTTCTGACATAAGGTCTAAGATATATTGTTTATATGATAGCATTTCATTAACACCTATTTCGTTTGTTGTAAATATTAGTATTTATTATTTTTTATTTTTTAACGAAAAAAGGGGCCGAAGCCCCTTTATATCAAAGCAATATTGCTTACCAGACTACTGGATGACCTAGCTGGCTCATACAACTGTTATAAGCACGCTTATAGGTTTCATCCGCTTCATATACGCCATAATACAGACCTACAACAGCACCAATTGGAGCACCAATAACGGCACCAGTACCAGCACTAACGGCACCGGGAATAAGAGCGCCAGAAATTGCACCAACAGCAGCTGCGCTAGATGAAGCTACTAGAACGTCACCAACAGTTTCCTTTGTCCAGCCAGCTGCATTAGCTGCAAGACCACTACAATAATCAAGATCACCAGAAATCTTTTCTTGACTAACTGCCTTTGTATATGCGCGTTCGTTAACAACTGGCTTATAACCAGAAACAGTTGAACAACCAGTTACAAAAGCAACTGCAAAAATAATAGCAATGATTTTCTTCATTTAGTTTTCTCCTAAAGTTTAAAGCGTGTCCATCCTCGCGAATGGACACCGTGACACAAAATATTATTAATCAATTAAAGTAGATTATATTTTGTAATAATTGCGCCTATGAGTTCATACCATGCATATGGCGGGAAAACAAAGGCAACAAATTTGAGTATTAGCGGTTGGGTGACATAAATCCCTGCAATCCAACTAATTAAGATTATTAGATCAAATAAAACGGTACTAAGAGTTTTCATTCTTGAAGTAACTGAACGACTTTAATGGATTCATTAGTCAAACGGATAACGGATTTATCTGGAAAAACAAAGTCTTCTTCTGGCATAGAAGAAATTGGTTTACCGTTATTTTCTAAAATAACTGCTAATGCTTCGCCATAAGAGAATGGTTTATCGTTGAAAATTTCAAAAATAGTTTTAGACGTATTCATGGTTTTTCTGTAAATAGTATTTTTTGTTTTTACGGGAAGGATCGAATTTATTATCTAGTTCCTTGTTCTTTTTTCTCTTCTTTGATTCAATTGGATCAAAATCTTTAAGTTGTTTGCTCTTGTTCATCGTTAGGGTAAAAGTCCTGGAAAAGTTTCCTCTACAAGTTTATAAGTTAAACCTTTTGTTTTAAGGTCTTTGGTAAGCATTTTGAAAAATGCAACTGCTTCTCTTGGTTCAAACATTTCTAACATTTGAATCAATAGAATATTCCTCTTAGATTCAGTCAAAGAATCTGCTGTTGGATGTCCTTTCTGGAATAGATATACTCTTTTAATTTCTGATTGAATATCAGAATAACTGATTCCAGGTAAAACGTCCTTTGGTTCTTTATACTGATCAGGGAATTTTTCAGCATAGAATTGAATGTTTGGATCAAACGCGCACTTTAAGTACGTTCTAAACCAAGCAGAATCATTCTCTGCCAAAATCTTTTTACGTTCTTCTTTTGAAGAAGCGTTTTCAATCTTTTCTAAAATCTCATATGTAAATCTTTTCATTTTTATAACTCTTCGTCTTCAATTAATTTTAAGTTTTCTTCCATTTCTGTTTCTAATTCTTTATGTAAATCTTTATTTTTGAAATAAGAACTAATTTTATTAATTATTGTTTCAGTTAATTCCGGAGAATCTTCTTCGGTTCTAATATAAGAAGCAATAAAAAATATAGATTTAGGATCGGTATCAAACAAACGAGACAACAAATTTAAATCCGTTAGATCATGATCAATCAAATATTTTATGAGTAGTTTTTTTGCGTCATCATAAGATATGGTAGAAGATCGTACAGATTCTATGATATTTTTTTCTTCTGTTATGTTGTTCAATTTTTCTGTATATGCCTTGAATCCTTCTAACTCTTTAAATGATTCTGGTAATTCAAGATGATCTGGTTTCTTCTTAAATGCATTAGAATCAGATATATGTTTGATGTTTAGATATTTCTTGATTTCTTTAATGCAAGCGTTATTATGTTTTTCTATGATATCAATAACAAAACTAAAATCTTTTTCTTCCATATTATTTCCTCTTAAAATTCATCAATTACTTCAAGTAATGATATTAACTTATTATTTACCAAGTAATTATATAGTTTCTGTTTTGGAGCAGCTTTAACACTATCATATTCAGTAACAATTGACGCACGAATGGCTTCAGGAATGTTATCAAAATTAATCAATATATCATTTCTGATGTAATTATTATAAATGTCGTCATCTAAAGTTTTTGGATCTGTTTCCAACCAAGCAGCAAGTTTCTTAGCTGATATTGGTTTTTGTCTAATCCCTTCTACGATAACCGTATCAGGATTTACGATAGACGGAATACCATCACCTCTATCTCCTTTGATAATCTTTTCTTTCAAATCTTTCTTTGGGTCAGTAGAAGTTACGTAGATATTAAGCATTGGATTATACTGCTTAACATTATCGTAACGTTGTAGCTGTATAAAATCCTTATCTGAAGATAGAATCAAAACCTTTTCATTAGAAGCTAATCTTGGAGTTAGCGTACCAATGACATCATCAGCTTCTGCTCCATCAACATCAATAACTTTGTATGGGAAATGTTCCTTTAGGTCTTCTCTAAGACCATTTAGAACCTTGAAGATCATATTCCAGTCCCAATCAGACTTTTCTCTATCCTTTGTTCTGTGCGCCTTGTAATAAGGAAAGAATTCTTTTCTCCAATACTTCTTATTATCACAACAGACAATGATTTCGCCGTAGTCTTTAAATTTTTTCACGTTAGAACGCAAAGTGTTTAAGACAATATGCCTAACCAAACCTTCTTCCAGTTTATCTCTTGGCGATAAGTTAGCCATTATACCAGAAATGAATAACTGGTTAGAGTCAATTAAAACAGCCATTATAATATCCTATTTTATAACTTTCAATAATATTGTATCGGAATTAATCCTACCATTTAGAGGCGCTTCTTTTGAATTAATTCCCGACATGATTTTTTTCAATTCAGTTTTCTTAGCTTTTAATACATTTGGAAGAATGTCTAGAGGTTTTCTTAAAGTCTTTTGTATAGACAAAAGTTCATCATAATTCTCTAGAGTTGTTCCTTTTACGCCAAATCCAGTATCATCATTAGAAAGATAGAAACCAAGTTTCTTAGTTTTTGTATTGAAAACCCATAACTGTTTGGCTCCCACTATATCAATTGGGTTTATTGATGCGAGTTTGTATTCAATATCATCTTTCTTATATTGTACTTTACTAACCTTTTTATCTAAAGAAACAGCTTTCTTTTTCTTTGGCTTTCTTGTTATTTTCTTATTATTAATAATTTTATCGCAATCATCAATAATAGATTCAATTAGATCGTGATAAAGTTTCAACTCATTTTTCTTGAAATTAGAATATCCTTCTACAAGATCAGGGTCTTTTTTAGAAATCGCTAATACTAATTCTTCTTTTGTTGGAATGAAATGTTCGATTATCTGTTTAGCATGAACCGCTTTGATATCATTTTTAGTCATCCAATCATAAGGATTGAAATCCACTTTACGTTTTGTTGCAATTAACTGGTCGATAATATCTTCTATATCGGATATATATGAATTACATTGAATATAAATTCTATCTTGTATTGATACGGATTCTTTTGGTTTTTCAAATTCGGAAATAATTAATTCTTTTTCAGTTGAAGCTGCAAGTTGATTTATCTTTGCCTCAATCCAATCCAATTGATTTTCATTAAGTTGAGCGCCATTAGTAACGACCCTGCAACAAAACCCAAGATTACCAAAACGCCAATCATCAACATCAGCTATTTTTTCAATAACTGCTTTATCAAATTTATTCTTTTTAAGATAATCTAATGTATATTTTTTAGATTCTTTGGGGCCATATTGATTAGCATACCAAGATAACGCATTTACCAAATTAGTTTTTGGCGAATCCCATCTTGGTTCTCCGCCAATAAACTTCAGTTCAATTTCAGCTGAGTTTCTCAATTTCATCGTTTTGTAGTTTCGCGTATTGGTTATACAGATCTTTGGCGATCTTAACAGATCGTTTAGTCTTTTTTAACACCACTCCATAGAATCCGCATTTAATCAAGTTACTAATGTATATTGAAGGATCAGTCAAAGTGGCTTCAAATAAATCTAGCTTTATAACAAATCCTTCATCACACAATTTATATAAAAGTATATGATATCTATGACCTAAGTTACCGACTTCATACTTAGATTTTTTATCGTAAGTGAACCCGCTAAAAGCAACATCCCCTTCATCGTTAGTTGGATTGAAACAAATTCCATCCACTTTCCTACACATAATTTCATTAATAATTTCTTTCATATTTTAATTATATCCTAATATCTTGGAAAGTAAATCACTTCTTCACCAAATTACGTCTACTTACTTTACAAGATATCCATTCATTATAAAATTCTTCCGGTTTTAGTAAAACATCATATTCAAATTGATATTTTGCTTCCCAATAAGAACACTCGCTTTTAGAATAACATAAACGGAGTATAATCCTTTCAAAATTATCTTCACCTTTTATGTTTATTTCATTCTTCAATATATCACTAGATCCAAAATATTCTTTCCAATCAGACTCTACTAAACTTCTTTTTCTTTTTCCTTTTACAGTTTTTGTACGTTTGAAAAGAAATTGTTTTTTACCAATATATCTTTTGTTATTGGATAAGTCAATTATCTCGTAGATAAATCCCCAAGCATTTCCTGGATCCGTAAATTCTTCATCAAGATATTTCCAAGATTTCATTCTTCCCACATATCCTCTTGGTAAGGAACTGGTTCATCATCCACTTCTTTCTCATCAGACGATTCAATAACTTCCTTACAAAAAGGACAGTAAACTTCATCATAATCTTTAACAAATTTCTCATTAAAGTTTAAATCGAATTCAGATTCGCAGTCATCGCAAATTATATTAATTGTTTTCAGCATTAATTGCTCCTTGTTTGTTATTTTATTCGTTCATGTATGTAAATTCAACATTTGCAGGCTGCTCCATATAGATTTCACCATCACTTAATAAAGTATAATCTTTAAAATGCTTTCTATATTTCTCCATCAATGAAGACATATTATCATCAGAAAAAACAGAAACTTCATCAACACTATCTAAACTATTTAGAATTTTTAATCTTCCTGTGAGGTTTAAAATCGGAGGAGAATCATCATATTCAACAAGAACAACAAGACAATCCATGTATTCCTTTATTTCTTTAAACAATTCCAGATGTTTTGTACAAATTGGATCAAACCTTCCTTTTAGAAATGCGACTTTTTTCATAACATTACCTTACAATAGGGCTAATCTCAATTTCCATCTGGCTTCTGTCAATACTGGAAGATCAAACATTTCAACTTCAAATGTTTCTGTATTATATACAGAATATTGAGGATAAGATGGATAATAGACCAAATCCCAAATAAAAATTTGTTTTTCTTGTTCTATGAATTCTTCAATACCCTTAATGGCTTCTTCGAAATTTTTAAAAATTCTAGTATGCGCTTGTAATGGATTACCTTCATATACCGCTACTGGTCCACTCATAAAATGTTCCAGTTTGAATTTCTTTCTTAAAAAATCAATTCCTGGGAAATCTCTATATGAACCAAAAACATGTTCATCAAAATCTTTTCTCGCTTCTTTGTATTCTTCATATGTTAATGTCGTCGTTACTTTCATTTATAATATCACCCATAAGTTTTAATATATTCTCTACATCGTTCGACTTCGGCATCTATCCTAGCCCATCTCCATTCATCTGAAAGAAATGCTGGACCACGTTTTATATCTTCCTCAACCGCTATCCTAATTCGTTCTTCTTCCTTTGCTCTCTTAATAGCATATTCTGCATATTCTTCTTCTGTTGGTTTAGATAAATGTTTATTGAAACCTTTAAGTAAACTGGCAGATAATTTATTCTCGTTTGTAGTATATTCGCTGAAATGTGATATTGTAGTATTTACTACGCTATTGGTAGGCGGTTTATCGCCTACCAATGCATCCAATATAGCAAATAATTCTGAATTATCATTATCCATAAATTATCCCGAACAAGATTCACATTCGCCTTTACTAGATTGTACTCCAGACTCAGACCTAATATAATACAAAGATTTAATCATTGGGTCTTTAAATGCCATCTGGTGTACCTCAGATATATATTCCTCTGATTCATCAGCTGAAAAGAACAGATTAATAGATTGCGCTTGATCAATATAATTCTGTCGAGTTGAAGCCATTCTAATAATTACCTTCTGATCAATTTCAAAAGCAGTCTTGAATACTTTCTTTTCAGTCTCGTCCAACCAGTCAACGTATTGTACAGAACCATTATGATTAATGATTTCGTTAATCGTTGCTTCGTTATACACGCCTTTGGCTTTCATAACTTCAAGAAGAACAGGATTGATCCTATTCATTTCACCTGCTGCAGAACCCTTTACGTAGACGTTCTTATAAACAGGCTCAATACCTTGGGAAACGCCAGCCATGATCTCAGCGGTACTCAGGGTGGGAGGGCAACACAATCTGTGAGTATTCCTAATCCCATATCCTACGCACCATTCTGGTTCACCAAAAGCTTCTGCCATCCACTTACTTGCTCGTAAAGATTCATCATCAAGATGCTTAAAGATATTAATGTTCTCAAAATGAGCTTCTAGGCTTTCAAAAGGAATGCCTTTCTGTTGAAGATAGGTATGGAACCCCATTACGCCTAATCCTAACGCTCTACCCTTCTCAGTGAATCTGACAGCCTTTTCAAGACCTGGAATCTTCTTACCCATATCAATGAATTCAGAAGCAACACAATCAAGAAATACTGTTGATGTAAATACTAGATCAGTATCTTTCCATTCGTCATATTTTGCAAGATTAACAGACGATAATACACAAGTAAACGTATGTTCTTCATCAGAGAATAGAGTAATTTCACAACAAAGATTTGATGCCTTAACTTCAAGACCTCTGTCCTTGTAAACTTGTGGACTTAATTCATTGACCTTATCTGGAAAGAAATAATACCCTTTACCAGTAAGAAGTTTAGTTTTTAATGCTCTCTGGTATCTAGCAAGTGCTTTCTTATCCCCAGAATCTAATCTGTCAATGAATTCATTTCTAACATTCCAACCAATATTACAATCATCTGGATTAGTTCTTACGAAATCGGCAATTTCCCAAAAATCTTTATGATCAATCTCAACATATCCAGCCCAAGCACCTCTTCTGGTGTTTCCTTGTGAAACGTCTCTGGATAATTGTACAAAATCTTTTAAAACAGGCAGAACGCCAGACGCTTTACCACCAGATTTGATTTCTGTTCCTCTTGGTCTAATTGCACCAAGGTAAGCAGAAGTACCAAACCCGTTCTTAGAAAGAACAGCAGTTTCTTTTTGCGCATCATAAAACGAAAATACTGAATCAGATACATAACCACCAGAACAAGAAACTGGACAACCTCTATCTGTACCCATATTAGCTAATACAGGAGTTGAACACGATAACCAGCCATTCCATAACGCTTCTAGAAACTTTTTTTCCCAATAAGCAGGATCATTAGTCCATTTAGCTGCGGTTTTACTGATTCTTGTAATTACTGATTTGAAATCCTTTTCATTTTTAGTTAGATATTTCGAAGAAAACAATTGCCAACCAGTTGTTGTGAACCAATCTGGAAGCAATCCTTTCTCTTGTAATACTTTTCTTTCTTCTGATAATTCTTCGTAAATACTCTTCATGCTGCTTCTACCGTTTTTTCTTCAATTTTCCAAGTAAATCCTTGTTCGTTCCAATCCCTTTTGTATTGATTACCTATCTTATAGAAAAAGTCATGTAATTGAGGAGCATTGATATTTTTATAGAACCAAGACTTGATTGGATTGTAAGTTGGATTATATTTCTTTTCGAACCCTAATTGTTCCAAACAAACATCTAATCTATGTTGAATAAATGCTTTCAATTGATGATCAGTGATTCCTTTGATATGACCTCTTTCAAAGATCATTTCAATAATCCTATCTTCATGTTCTCTGATATGTTCTACTGTTTTTAAAATATCATTCTTCAATCTCTCTACCTCTTCTGGAGGTAATTCGCATTCACTAAGAAGAGTCTTGAATAACCAAGCACCAGCTAATGAATGAAGATTTTCATCTCGTACAGAGAAGTTGATACCTGCAGTAACATTAACTAATTTATTCTTTCCTTCTGATTGGAAATGTTTAAGGAAGGCAAAGTTTGAATAAAGGATTGCGCCTTCAATCATTGAAAATACCGCAAGAGACTTGAGAATATCGAAATGATTATCAGATGGTTTGTTAATTACTTTATGAATCCAATTAATTCTATTGTACAATTCATCATCATTTACATAGGAATTGTAAAATTCATCAGTATTTAACCCGAGAACTTCATTTAACTTATTATAGAAAGGAGCGTGAACATTAATTTCAAAAAAGGCAAAACAATTAGACATTCTTTCAATATCTGGTCTTTTGAATAAGTTTTTAATCTTACCAGACCAATATTCGTTTCCTACAACTAACTCATACAACGTAAATAACTTTAACGTAGTAATAACGCCATGATATTCGGCTTCGGTAAAATTCGTTTTCATATCATGTAAATCTTTCTCGACTTCGATTTCATCGGCAGTCCAAAAGATATCGTTTTGGGTTTTAGCAAATTCAATTGCTTGGGGGTAATCAATCGTATACGTTGATTTTTGTTGTAATAGTCTAGGTTCGGCCATAAAATTTCCTTTTATTATTATACTAAATTATGTTTTTCAAGAATTGCCCTGATATTTGCTGGGCTGAACGTAGCAGGTTTTTGAATTTTTCCAAATTCGTTTTTGATCACTTTACCGTTATCTGAAATCTTACTCATATTAGAACGAGATACTTCATCCCAAATTTCTTGTAAAGGGATATCGTAGGTTATTGCTAACGAGATAAGTCCATTAATCAAATCAACAATTGGGAAAAATAGATAACCAGTATCCATCATTCTATAACATTCTCGTAAACTTGCGTAGACGCGAACAATATCTTCGATAATGATATTATTATCAAGATCATCATACCACTCATCATCAATACAATCCCTGAGATACGCTATTTGTCTCCATACCTTTTCAAGAGAAACATTAACGGTAATAGCGAATCCTTCAATCACCCAAATACTGTCAGCGATACCATCAGCAATTTCAACAATATCGTTTTTGTCAAATCCTTTTAAAGTTTCGTGAATCAATTCTTCGGTAATTAACTTCAAATAAAGATCAGACTGATCTCCAAATCCAAAATTAGTTTGGTCACCAGCATTCATAAAACGAAGCACATCATCTCTAGTGGTAATCATAATTATTCCATTGTAAATTGTTTAATCATTGGGAAAATGGGTTCAAGAGCATTAGCACAAGCAATAGCAATTTCTCTATGTTCTTTCTGCGTTTCTACTCCACTTCGTATTTGTATATAGTGGATCCAAGAACGGATAGAACCTTTCATATACATTCTAGACGCAGTAATTCCTTCTGGAAGGACAACTCTTGCCTGTTCTTTAGCAATTCCGTTCTCGATAGCCCATTTATAAGCAGAAGCGGCACGATTTAATACTGACCTTTGATAATTTTCCCATTCTGCTTTAATAAAATCATCATCAAAATCAATACTGTTTTGACGGTTTTTCTCATCTTGTAATCTAGCATCTCTTGTAACAAACCCAAGTTCTTTAGTTGGATCTGCATATCGTTGACTAAATTCTTGAAACACGAAAGAACGATGTCTAAGAATCTGCCTAGCAATATCTCTCGTCGTTTCAATTTCCAAAGTAGCATCAACCATTTCCAATGGAGACCAATGATTATGTTTAATAAGATAATTGACTAGATTTTCTGCAGTATCATCGTTATTTTGATTTGAAGGATTCGATACCCTTGCTACATACGCAATTTGCTCAAGTAAATTTCGCTTTCCCTCAACGTCTTGAGTACAACTTTTCAAAGTCACTTTCATATTAACATTTTCTCCACGTAATAATTTCTAATTTGGCTCTCAGTTCAGAGAAGGTATTTTTATTTATAATATCAATAATTTCTTCAGAAGTCATTCCAGACAATATTGCATCATTAATATCTTTGAATTCAAAGGTTTCTGGAAATAAACAAACTTTGAAATTTTGATCAATCGCTTTTTCAATCCGTTTAATCAAAGAAAGATTTCTAGGTTCATTATCAAATATAAGTGTCATGTTATTCTTGTTTTCAATGACCCCTTTTGCCGAAGAAAGATTAGCATCAGCAGTAGCTATACAATTATCTATAAACATAGAATCAATTGGACCTTCGCAAACGTACACATGTTTATTCAAATCTGTCCTATTTAAACCATAAATCTTATCGAAATTCTCATCTATTTTTATTGTTATATATCTAATACTTGAATTCGCCAAGGTTCTCCCTTGAAGCGCAACTATCTTATTGAATTTATTTCTAAAAGGTATCACTAGACGTTTATCGTTACTAAACAAATCTTTACCATGATCTGGAAAAAAATCATCTAGAAATGCTTTGAAATCCTCGGCATAATAAAGATCAGAAAAATATGATTCTGGAATCTTTCTGTTTTCTACGTATTTTCTAGCCAGATCATCTGAAGATAAACTTTTAACAGAAGGAATATTTAACTTTTCCTTTGTATTGAATACGGGTTTTGTAAATTCGAATTTTGGTTTTGTATAGTTATGATGACCAGTTTCTCCATTTGAATATCGTTCAAAAGAATATTCTTTAGCTAGAATTGGATCTACAAAATTTAAGAATTTATAGAAAGTTGCTCCCTTGCCGCAATTATGGCAATGAAAGAACATATCATTATTCTTACGGAATAGAAATCCCCTTTTCTTAGATTTCTTTTTTTGAGAATCGCCACAGTAAGGGCAACGGCAAGTATAAAGATCATTATTCTTCTGAGTAAACCCTTCAAGTTTACAAGAAATCATCTTCAAATATTTAACATCAATATAAAAACTCATAATATAAATTATACTTTTATCATTCTAAAAGTATAGTATTACTTAAAAGTCTCTACAAGTAAAGCTTATTTGTCTATTTCCTTGAAAGCTCTAGTGCAATGATTGTCAATAGGAACGCAATATGTCAATCTTGTATCATAAGTAAGCGTTATTGTCTTATCAATACCGAATACTTTATTTACTTGAACTAATAATCTATCTTCTAATGTACAATTTGTATTCACGTTACAAACTTCTAAAGCTACTAATCCTAATAACCCATCAACTTTAACTATATTTGTAATTTTATACTTTTCTTCTTTTTTGGGATTTGGGTATATATTTTCAATAACAATAAAATTACCACTGACAGCACCATCTGATATGTTGATAACCACATCTCCAATTGATGATTGCCATCTTCCTTCAATATATTTCAATAGACGATCTTCTGCGTCGGATTTTAGTATATTATATTCTTCGGTAACTGTCATATTAGGAGTTATGTGTATCGGAGATAATAACTCTTGCCAAAGAATTCCTGAAATACAACCAACTAATATTCCAGTACAAAATAGTTTTAATTGATCTTTTAAACTAACTTTAGTAGCATCAATCGACATTATTTGTTACCTTTTTGATATTCGTTAATTACTTTTTTCGCAATATCACCTATCTGTTCTTCTGACGTTGGATTCAATTTCATTGAAACGTCTTGAGAAGATTTCAAAACAACAGTATTCCAAATCAATCCCAAAAATGCTGTCAAAACAAATGCAACAAGACCCATGAACAGTTTCTTTATTAACCGTATTTCTGGCAGTTCCATTCTAATGGCGTCTACTTGTTCTTCTAGATATTTGATCCTTTCTTCAAGATCAGGAATTACCCTGAGATTTCTCAAATCATCTTTTAATTGCTCTATTTTCTTGTTTAAATCCAATAGAGAATCATCTAATCTATCTAGGGATTTTTCTTTTTCAAGCAGTTCCCTTTCTATAACATAGATTTTAGACCAAATATCCTGATTGTTATTATTTGGAGGCACAGGATATTCCTTTTGTATTATTGGTTATTTTAACTCTCGTAACTTATATATAGTCGAATTAATCAAACTAGTGATTTCATCAATTATATTTTGAAGTTCTGTATCATCTGACAATAATGCTCTGTTACTATCAATCCATTGAAGTAGATTAACTGCTATACTTAGCCCGTCAGTAGAAACAACTTTGAGTTTTGGGGGAGTTTCCAATTTGCCATACCTACCGCTGAATGACTCCATTAAGTTATCTAATAATGGAGGCAATCCTGTATAAAATTCATTACTAGCCATATGAGCAGAAAATGAACTTGTTGTCAAATGGAAAAAATGCATGGAAACGACTGCGCTATAAATCTGCGAAAAAAACTCGGATGCTTTAATCTTAGCGCCCATTAAGTTGTTTTGATTTAATGCTTCCTTTAATTCTATATACGTTTTCATTTATTTCTCCGAAATCTTTATATATTGATTATTTACTTTAATTCTTGACACGCATTTTTTTGTAGGTAACATTGCTTTTAAATCATATGTGAATTCTATGTAATCTCTAAGACTTCTTGAATCCAACCCGCAAAGTTTCAAATATAAATATTCTTCTTCAAAATAATAATCAAAATGTAAATTGAAAGTATTATTCAATATACTTGGCAATTCTTTAACGTCCATTTATGGGGCTTTTCGTTTTACAGTACCCATAACCGGAGTTGCTGGTGATGTTCCTGGGAAATCTTTCCGTTTCCTTCTTTTCTTTAAATTAACAGGAGGAGAATCTGGCGGTGCGCCAGCAATATTACCCCCAGAAATCACATTAGTTGGCGATGCGCCGCCAGTTATACCAGCACCTACGCTAACGCCACCGTCTTCTTTTAATCCTTTGATAAAATCCTTATATGTTTTCATATTTTTCTAAGTAGATTTGCTAGTTCTGTATGTATTTCTATATCGGATGATATAACATCAACGCCATTGATTAACTTAACCGTCTCTGGCATATAATTTAAGTAAATTAAAAACGTTTTTAATATTGAATATTGCTCGGGTTTTATTTTGAAAAACAACATTCTTGTACAAGCATCAATATTAAAAACATTGTAACTCATTATAATATTGTTCAATACCAATCTATCATTGATAGAATTTTTTAAATGGTATTTTTGTATAGAACCTTTTATGTATTTAAATCGCCTTAAATCATCAAAAAATTCATCTTCAATATAATGCGGCGAAATGTAATTATTCGCCGCATACAATATAAAATTATCAGAAGTCAAATTACGAAACATTAAATATATTACTTCACTGAAGCCTTTACGTTATAAACACCATTTTCCTGAGAGAAATCTACATCAAGAGTAAAATCGCCAAGACTTTTGGTTCCTGGCGATATGTAATTATGTAAAGATGCTCCGCTAATATCTCCGTAAGAAACTGGTATAGATAATTTACCAGATTTCTTATCCATCATAGAATCATCAATACTCCCAGCTTTTAAAGCGTACATAGAAAGAATCTTTCTGATTTTATTGAATGCTTGTCGCATATCAGAAAATCCAGTAGATACTTCAATACTGAGATTTTTATTAAGTTCTTCTAAAGCTGAAGTATCTCTGATATTGTTGTACTGCTTATCAATCGAGACTACAGGCACATTGGCCTGCATCTCAGATATAAATTGTTTATATGTTTTCATCATAACTTCTCAATTATAAACCTGGGAAATAAGTTCCGCCAGAGTTCGCATTAGTAACGTTAGGAGTGCTCAAAGCAACCAAAGTTTCGGCTTGAATTCTACCTAATCTTCCGCCAGGAATTACTGTTACGGTTAGCGTAGAATTATTAGCGCCAGAAATGGTTGCAGTAGGAATATTATTATACGAAGCGCCATTAGAAGTTAATGTTGCAGTAACAACGTTACCATATGCAGTAATATATCCATTAGCAGCAGAAGCATTAGGCGATCCAGTTGGTGCGCTAAAAGTAATATAAGCATTAGAATAAGTTAAACTTGAACTAACGTTTCCTAACGCGATATCGTATACATAACCTCTTCCTTGTGAAACTTTGTTCCAACCAGTATGAGCAACTGGACTGTCAAAAGTTACGCCATTACCAAAAGTAGCATTAGCAATTCTACCTGCGTCTACTAGATAAGTGTTTGCATTATAATAAACTTCGACTGGCTTATTAGCAGGATAAGCAATTGCAGTATCAATTTCAAAAGTATCGCCAATATTAACATTAGCTGTAACATTTGTTGACAAAACAACTGCGCTAGAATTAACAGAAACAACAGTTACGTTTCCTAAGAAGAACCCAGGAACAGCACTGTTCAAATAAAGATTGTTTCCGCTGACGTACATACCAGTAGTAATACCAGAAGTATTAGCGTTAGCGATATAAAGAGTATTTGCGCTATTAGAACCAGCTATAGTTACTGCGTTTACTGTAAATTGATTAACATCTCTTGCGCGTCTTTCCAGTGGGAATTTAGGCGTAGAGATTTGATTGTCGGTATTTCCCCATGCTGACATATTTGTTTACCTATAGTTGAATTGTTAAAGGATTTATAATATTATTTATAAAAAACCAAAATTATACATTTAATAGTAATTTCAGTTCTTTTATAGTATTTTTTGCGCTTTTATGTAGTATCGCAATACCTCCTTTAGCTTCCCATTCTTTACAATTCAAATCATAATCATCTATCAATATATTAGAATGTCCATTGGTTTTAGCAAACAATTGTTTCTCATCGCGTAAAACGCAGTAGAAATTATAGTTAGGAACTTCGCAATTCTTTTGTATCCATTCCCATTTCTGGCATTTTGCTCTTGAATCCCAGATTGTATTTGCAGTCAATATCTTTGGGTTTAGCTTTGAAACAACTTCCCATAAATCATCGAAATCGCTCATCTTAGGAAGATTAGCCCAAAAATTGGGAGTATCCAATATAACTTGTTTCAATTTTGGATTGATTAAAGGAGCAGTATCTTTAATATGGTATGTTGGATCTAGTTTTCTTAACCCTTTATCTAAATCCACTAGAACCATATCCATATCAACAAATAATGAAGAATTAATCATTTTTAGTTGGCTTTGCTTCATTATTTTGCATAGCAGCAGGTTTCTTGATCTGCTCCTTTTTAATCTCTTTATCCTTATCAGATTTTCTGATAATTTTCATATTTGGATTGATTTGAATAGTATCTGGAGATTTTTCCCCAGTTAATGTTTTAGTGATTTCAAATTCCTTTTCACATTGTTTTTCATCTTGGGGTTTAATTTCCTTCATATGTTTCAATTTGGGAATGGCTTTTTTCTTTGCATCATCGTTTTCATTGAAACTTTCATAAGTAGCAGCTTTACCGCTGTAAAACTTCTTTTTCTGTAACTCTCTCTTAGTGATGGATGCGACAGTTGTAGTTTTACCAGAAGGACTTACTCCACTCTTTCTAAAAGTGATAACATCTGGTTTTCTAGCTTTATATCCTAATGGCCCAACACTCTTATATAACGGGGCTGTTCTCAAAGCTGAATATCCTTTATTTACCAAACCAGCATAATATTGTTGTCTTGCAACGTGCGTAGGATTTAAATGTTTATATTTCTTACTAGGTTCGAATTCTTTAGGTTCGTGACCTGGAATATGAGCTTCGCTTCTATACTGTAAACTATTCAAAACAGGAGATGTTTTTTTATATTTGTACTTTATGCTATTCAGTTTTCTGAACTCTTTATATGCTTGGCTAGAAGAAATTCTATAAATCTGATCGCTTGATAGTTTAGCCCAATCTAATCCTATAGATGTTATATATTTTCTCAGAGGAGACATTTTCTCTTCCGAAATTTTTTGAAGTTCTTCTTCAGACAAATACTTTCGTAATAATTTTACCGTTAATGACATTTAGTTATCCTCTGAAAAATATCTTTTTTACTTTTTTATATGTCGATTCTTTCTTCATTTCTTTATCGGTTTCGAAATTCTTTTTTCTATTTTTGTTCTTTTCTTTCGCGACCTGATATCCAAACAAAGGTTTGTCATTAGTTTGATTAACATTTGGACTGTTCACTGCGCCAAATAATCCTGTATCAGCAGCATTAGGAGAATCTACAGCTTCATCCAAAAAATCGTCTAAATTTCTATAATCTTCAAAAGTTTTTGTGGTATACGTCTGTATGAGAGCAGTATCGCCAGTATCTCTTGTATCAAAAGTTGGTCCCAAAGATTTCCTTGGAATAATTCCTTTTAAAAACTTTTCCGCAGGAATTTTCTTTTGCTTTTTTACTTCTTTATCCGTTTTAAAATTCGAATATTCCGAATCTTCTTTAACCTTTTTAAGATCGTGCGTCAATTTATTTCCTAAATGATAATCAACAAAATCTTTAGTTTGTTTATCTAATTGAGGAGGATTCATTTTTGATACTTCCTTCGCATCTTTCTCTACTTTCTTTTTATAAAGAATTCTATTCCTTTTAGCTGCAACTAATCCTTCTTTTCTTTTATTTTCTAAACTGGTTCTTTTAGCTAATTCATCAGCTAATTCACTTAATTGTTCTTTGGTATTATTTGATTCTATATTAAAACTATTATTGAAATAATATACATCCGAGAAATCTTCTTTGAATTTCTGAAGATTGAGTTTGGAATCAATGAGCCTGTCCATTCTAACAGATTCATTAATATTTCGATTCAATAATCTGGCTTTAGAAACAGCATCATATACATCAACGTATATTAATGCTATATTATTATCTTTATTTATTGATTCTTTTAATGCCAATATATCAGCTAACTTATATGCATTGGCTGAGACAATACAATCATCAGCCAATACATCAGTATCCTTAATTTGCTCTATATTATATTCTTTCAGAACGAAATGTTCGTTGAGATTTTTTATGATAATATCTTTCCCAGAACCTGGGCCACCTACTACAAATAATATATTGCTCATGTAAAATACCTTATTTAAACAATAAGAGTATTTATCTATTTAATTATCTCTAATGTTGATAAGTTCCGAATTTATAAAGATTTTTCCTCCTTTTGCCTTAACTCCTTCGCAAAAAGAGATAATATCTGATTCTTCAAAATTATTTTGTTGATTGAATCCTCTATATCTACATCCTTTAGCAATTGATGTCTTATAGATGGAAAATCCTCCATGAGCAGCGTCTACTTCAATCAATCCATAATTCTTAGGAATTTTGATGAATCTAGATCCAACAAATATATTTTTAGCATCTTCCAAAGACATGAATGATGGTCTACGTTGTACTTCATACCAACAATCGTAATTCAACCAACCTTCTTTTCTAAGAGTCCATAGATCATAATAGGTATTTTGATTAGCTGTCATAACATCCCAAGTCGATAGATCATATTTAAAACAACTTAAAATACCATCAAGATCCATTTCTTGGGCCATTACATCATCAACACACATCTGGATATAGAAATCGTGAGAATCCATTAATCCTTTATCTTCGCAAATTTGAATAGCTGCGTTTCTAGCAGTAGCAATTCTCATTGTTCTGGACATTATTCGAGGTTCTAGTTTACCCAAAGTAACTGCGTAAACATTAGGATTTTTCTTAGCATATTCTTCTAAGAGTTCATAACTATTATCTGTAGAATCACTTTCAACAAATACGCAAGAATATGATTTAAAGAGGCTACCAATTCTTTCTATATTTTTAAATACATCCCGTAAAAAAGGAGCGCAATTCCTAACTGGCCCAACAAATACGACTGAATAATTTTTAGTAATTTCCTTTAATTCTTGCATACATCACCTAAAATATCAACTAACAAATCCAAATGCTTATCGCCTACAAATTGACTGTTACCAATGTATAATCCTAATGTGTGGATAATATCGGCGTTGGTTACTGTCTTTTTAGTATCGATTCTGTAATCTCGTAAAAACGGTTGTCTTAAAAGATTTCCAGAAACAATTGGTCTATATTCGATATTATTGGCAATAAACGCATCAACCAATCTCTTCTTTATTTCCATAGAAAGACAAACAAATGGTAAACAGAAATTACTAGACGTTTCTGTATATTCTATGGGATAAAACAGATCACTGAATGTATTGATAATGTCACAAAACTTTTTATAATTCTTATTTCGTATTTCGATAGAAGAATCTAATCGTTCTAATTGCGATAATCCCAATACAGCGTTCAATTCGGTATTACGGAAATTATACCCATCTGTGATGAAAAGAAATTGCTTATCAATGCTAGGAAATTGTGCTGCATATTCAGCATAATACATAGATTCTCTAGCCATTCCATGACTTCTTTTCATTTTCATCAAATCATACAATTCATAATTGTTAGTGGAAACAAACCCACCTTCAATTGAAGTCAGATGATGTCCGAAATATGTAGAAAAAGTTGCCCCGACAGAACTTCTATCTGAACCCACCTTTTCACCATTATATAACTTACAACCATGCGATTCACATACATCGTCCATTATATAAGCTTTTGGGAATAATTCGTTTAATCTTCCGTTTATTCTAGATTTTGACGAAAATCCAAGAAGATGAGTTACGAAAATTAATTTAATATCTTTATGCTTCTTTGCTAATTTTTCTAATTCATTTTCATCAAAACTAAAATCTGATAATTGAATATCGCAAAAAATAGGCTGTAGTCCTAACTGGATCACTGGAGCAACATTTGTCATCCACGTGCAAGAAGGTAGTAAAACCTTATCACCTGCCTTTAATCCATAATAGTCTTTTACTGCAGCAAGTAATAGAAAGTTAGCTGTGCTACCAGAAGACACGAATAATGAATGATTACAACCTAACCATCTACTCCAAGCGTCTTCAAGTTCTTTAACCTTTGGACCGTTGGTGAATTGGTTTGCTGTTAAAACAAACTTTGCTAATTTAAACTTATCTCTGAACGAGATAGCATCTTCCATTAATTTCCATTTCACTTACAAATTCCTCTGTTGTTCATGAACCATTCAATAGTAATTTTTAATCCTTCGTCCAATTCATACTTTGGACGCCATCCAAGATTATATATACGCTCATTACAAACTTTACGACGAGGAGTACCATTTGGTTTAGAAGTGTCCCAAATAATTTCTCCTTGGAAATCAATGATTTGCTTTAACTTTTCCGCTAAATCTTTCATTGTAATTTCATTATCAATACCCACATTAATAATCTCATCAGAATCATAATTATTCATCAAGAAGATACAAGCATCTGCTAAATCATCAGAAAACAGGAACTCTCTTGTTGGCGAACCATCTCCCCAACAAGTGATAGTTGAATCATTGTTCTCTTTAGCTGTTACAAATTTATTAATAAGACCTGGAATAACATGTCCGTTTTCAATATTGAAACGATCATAAATCCCATATAGGTTTGTAGGCATTACGCTAATGCAATTGAACCCATACTGTTGAGTATACTTTTGGCACATTGTAAGACCGGCAATCTTAGCAATGGCATATGCATTATTAGTAGGCTCAAGAGGAGCAGTCATCAAATAATCTTCTTTGATTGGCTGCTGTGTGATCTTAGGATAGATGCAAGCACTTCCTAAAAACAGAAGTTTCTTACACTCATTAGCATGCGCGAACTTGATAACATTTGTCTGGATTTCGAGATTTTCGGTAATGAAATCTGCAGGATATGTTTTATTATAATTGATACCGCCAACTTTAGCTGCGGCTAGAAAAACATATTCAGGTTTTTCTGAAACGAAGAATTCTTCAACTGCTTTCTGATCAGTTAAATCAAGTTCTCCTCTTGTACGACAAATGATATTAGTATAACCATTTTTAGTCAATTCTCTTACCAAAGCAGAACCAACAAGTCCCGTATGGCCAGCAACATAAATCTTAGAATCTTTTTCCATTATTTAACTCCAAAATACTCACGATGTTTTTCAACAACATATTTTCTATTTCTTTCATATATATAACCAACTTTTTGTTCTGTGTATTCAGTTGGTTTATTTTGTCTCATACTTCCCCAATCAACATCGCTTCGGAATTTCATTCCATATACTCCGTTGACAAGTCCAGCTTCGTTCATTCTTATGCTGAAGTCATGACAATCATATCCACAAGGAGCTAAAGCAATATCAAAGAATCCATATTCGTGATAACGTTTCCATTGAGTACAAGTTGGACTTCTAATAGCAATTTCAGATTCTACGAATTCTCCATGTTTAACGACTCTATGGAAATTCCATCCTAATTGGTTCCAATGTCCAAACTCAGATTCGATGTAATTTTCTTCTTTCAATTCGTCGTTATGTTGGTATACAGAAACACCAAGTCTCATAGAAACATAACCTAAGTCATCTCTAGAATTAAATAATTCCTCAAACTTCTTGTCAATATCTGGTTCGTCTAAGATAACGTCATCCTGAACCATGAATACAAGATCATTAGCATTTGGAGAAAGATAATGCTGAATATAGGTTAATCCCATATTCAAACATTCTATTTCATGAACGTCATTTGCTTTTAAGATATGAAAAAATTCTGGGAATTTACATTTATCTTTAATGTCATATACTTTATCTTCTGTCTTATCCAAACAACCATCCAAAATACAGATTATTGTTGGAGGACACGATTCTTTAGAGTGTGAATCTAAGATGCCATAAAGAACCTTCTCAATCAATTCTTCTTTATTATGCGTAGGAAGGATATAATACGATTTACTCATCTAAAACACCTTCATCAAATTTATATTCATCAGCAACCCATTTAGGATCAAATCCTTCCATCGCTTTTAATGAGTCAGCGTAAAGAGGCATATCATTTTCATCATACCCATTACCGCAGAATGAATATTTGTTTACTAATTTTTCTCTCGTATCTTTAAACCATCCATCATCATTCATAGAATGAACCATCATACTATTCTTGACTAGTGGGTAGATATGGTCTCGTAAAAAGAATTGATCACTTAGATAGAATTTATTATCAGTCGCGTATTTGATCATAAAATCTTCAAGATTAGTACCAAAACAACCTTTGTATGCAAAAGCGCATCCGATAATTGGAAATTCAAAATGCGCGTCATGATCCCTGAATACGTGGAAGTTCTTATCAGAAGCCAGCCATTCTTCAATTGCTCTTGCTTCTCTGATGGTAATTCTGCTATCTGAATCTCTTACCATGACAATACTTCTTGGGTCTTCGAACATAGGTAAGAAACGCCAAAACATTCCATACATACCATTAACGACTAAATGAAGTTCAATTCCCGTTTGATCTTCAAAATTGAGAATGTTATCTGTGTAAATCCTAACCTTCCAATCAGGATAATACTTTTTAGCAAGTTCAATTTGTCGTTTTGCTCCAACAATATATCTGGGGTCGTTTCCCCATACACTCATAGAAATTATCTTATTCATATTATTTTTTACGTAAAATAGAAGAACACATATCATCAACTAATGCTTCAAACGAATAACTAGGTTTCCAACCAAGAACTGTTTTTGCTTTAGTAGGATCGCCAAGAAGAGTTTCAACTTCAGTTGGCCTAAAATACTTTGGATCTACTCTTACTACGACTTTTCCAGTTAGAGAATCAATACCAACTTCATCCAATCCTTCGCCTTGCCAAGTAATACGAATACCGAAATAAGGAGAACAAGCTTCGACAAATTGTTTTACAGAGTATTGTACGCCAGTTGCGATAACATAATCATCTGCCTTATCCTGTTGCAGCATCAAATACATCGCCTCAACGTAATCTCTAGCATGTCCCCAATCACGTAAGGAATTCAAGTTACCCAGATATAAACAATCAGACTTATTCTTGTGAATATCATATAACCCCATTACAATCTTTTGGGTAACAAATGTTTCGCCTCTACGGGGACTCTCGTGATTAAATAAAATACCATTACAAGCAAATATGTTATACGCTTCTCTGTAATTTTTAAGAATCCAGAAACCATAGAGTTTAGCAACACCATAAGGACTTCTAGGATAGAAAGGAGTTGTTTCTGATTGTGGAATTTCTTGAACCAATCCATAAAGTTCAGAAGTAGATGCTTGATAAAACTTTACTTTATCTTCCATACCAAGAAGACGAATGGATTCTAGAATACGAAGAGTACCTAGAGCATCAACATTCCCTGTATATTCTGGAATTTCAAAAGAAACTTTAACATGGGATTGAGCAGCTAAATTATAAATTTCATCTGGCTTAATTTCTTGAATAAGAGAAGTTACGTTCAACGAATCAGTAACATCACCATAGTGGAGTTTAAAATTAGCATCACTAAAGATATGATCAACTCTTGAAGTATTATATGAAGAACTTCTACGCTTTACCCCATGTACCTCATAACCCTTATCAAGAAGAAGTTCTGCTAGATACGAACCGTCTTGGCCTGTTACGCCAAAGATCAATGCTTTTTTCATTATATTCACCTTTACCAAATAAAATTTTTAATATAATATTCAACAATATTTTTTAATTCAGTATCGAAATCTGCTTTTGGTTCCCAACCAAGTGCTTTCAGTTTAGAATCATCAATAGAATATCTTACGTCTTGTCCCGGTCTGCTGTATTTAAAATCGACATACTGGGTTATATCTGTATCGCCATTATAGTTGTAAATCAACTTTTCAAGAACATTAATGTTTTTATCTTCATAATTGCCGCCGATATTATATATCTCGTTTACTACACCAGATTCTATAATATGAATAACAGCTGATGCAGTATCAGAAGCGTGTAACCAAGTTCTAACTGGTTTTCCATACTCATGTACAGGAATCTCTCTCCCTAAACTTAAATACTTACACGCTTTCGGAATTAGTTTTTCTGGATGCTGACGGATACCGTAATTATTAGATGGCCTTACAATAATATAAGGTACGTTAAAAGTTCTTCCCCAAGCAGTCACAAGCATGTCAGCAGATGCTTTTGTAGCAGAATAAGGATTAGACGGTTTCAGAAGATCAGTCTCTTTATGCGCCCCATCAACGATATCACCATACACTTCATCTGTACTGAAATGAATAAATGTAGGCATTTTGAACTTATGTTTTTGTTTAATCAGTTCAAGAAGATGATGAACGCCATTAACATTGCTATGAAGGAATTCTTCAGAACTAACAATTGAATTATCGACATGAGTTTCTGCTGCGGTATTTATGATATAATCACAATCATACAAATAATCCAAATCATTAATATCAGATTTTATAAACTTAAATCTTGGATACCAAGAAAGTTTTTCAATTAATTCGGGACTAGCTGCATATGTCATTTTATCAACGCCAATAACATACCAACCTTTCTTTAGACACGCTAAAGTAACGTATGATCCAATAAATCCAAGACAACCAGTTACATAAACAATTTTCATTTTATATAATTCTCCATTCCATATCGTATGCCAGACAGCTCCAAATTTTGATCAAGTAACTTATCCGCATTACCAGTATAATTTTTATTATTCTTAATATATGTAACATTAATATCTAATTCATGGGACTCTATAAATTTAGATACTAATTCGCTAATTAGATATTTGTTCTTGTATACTAAATTCATATCTTTTATTGTACCGTCTTTTACAACATAGTCAATTACTTTAGGTAAATCACCAAGCCAGAAATAATCGAAATATCGATCTTGTATTGTAATTTCTTTTTCGGTCATTAATCGCTTGAATAATCTGCTTGATTTTTCGGATTCGTGGAAACAACCAAACAATCTCAATGTGTAGAAATTAGGAATCGATAAACAAGCATTTGCTATATGATTCTTACTTAAACCGTAATGATCAAATGGTTTAATTTTTTTAATTGATTCTTCTTCCACATTATCAATACTATTACTTCTATCGAATTCCGCGCCAGATCCAAAATTAATGAACTTATCGAAATATTCTTTTGCGGCGTTGATGTTATAAAAGATATTAAGATTTTCAAAAAAATACCTATAATTAAAAGGCTCAATATCAGTATTCAGATTTGAAGCGCAATTAATGACTAAATCTGGGCTATGGGACTTAATCAAAGTAACTACTGAATTTCTATCAGTTAGATCACAATCTTTTCTCGAAATAGGAATAACATCCATATTATCAGTAAGATATTTTCCAATAAAGCCATTTGCACCAAGTAATAATGTTTTCATGATCGTTTAATATTCAAATATGATGGTTTATCGTTGTATAGGAATTCTTCAAAAATACCAATCAATTCATTATCGCTATTTGGCTTATATATTTGAATATTACTGAAAGGTTTCAAAGCGCATTCATCATCAATAGCCCAATGACTAAATCCAAGATCGCCGTAATCATAATCCCTTCCAGTTCCTACAAGTTTAACAGGAGCAAGTTCGTGGTCAAGATAGTTTCTAAGAAACTCATATGGCCGAAATATAACAAAAGGAGTTATACTATAACAAATAGGAATTATTTTGTTATGCGTAAGTCCCACAGCTGTACCAACCATTAATTGTTCTGCTGCTCCAACGTTATAGTATCTATCTGGAAAATCTTCTTTGATTTTATTAAGTATACCAAACCCAAGATCGCCTGTTAACGTCCAGATTTTCTGGTCTTTTTTCATATAGTCAGCGAGTAATTCCCCAAATAATTTCCTCATAACTTTTCCATATCCTCATCTTTCAAAATATAATAATGAGTTAAAATTCCTTTAGCAAAATCCCAATTGGGTATTTCAGTATAACAAATGTTGATAGAAGGTAGGAATGATTTCAGCCTATCAACCAAATATATTGAATCAATATAGTCGCATGCGCATACGCCATTGACGTTAACATAAACTTTTAGATTGGTTAATTTCTGTTCATAAATGAATCTTAATGCTTCCCAAATTGATCCTTCTGCAGCTTCTCCGTCAGAAATAAGACAATACACGTTTCTTGATCTATCTGCTAATGCATAACCAACAGCAACGGTTAATCCCATTCCTAGACTTCCGGTGGAACAATACAATCCGTCTTCTATACTTCTATGGGGATGTACGCCATATGTATTAAACAGATATTCAGCATCTCTTCCTTCATGTTTTTCTAGTACAGTATATAACGCTAATCCAGCGTGACCGGAACTTAATACAAAAGGTTCGTCTACCTTCTTAGTTTCATAAATATCATCTATGATATTTACAGCAGTAAGATTGGAACTTAAATGTCCAATCTTATGCTTATAACTAATATCAATAATTTTTCTTTCTAATTCATTCATATTTTGAAATAAACGTATCTACAATATAACCGATATACGAAATCTGTTCAGGAGTAATAACTGGACTGGTTCCGTGGAAAAAAGTATTGGTTGTGGTAAATGTTGCGTTAGGATAATCCCTTACAGCGGTTTCTTTATCCATTATATGAGAATACGCGGGTTGTAACATAATGTTTCCGGCAAAATAAGGTCTTGTCTGGATCTTCGCGTCTTCTAAGAAATTTACAAATTCATTTCTACTGAACGGAGCATCTTTCTTAACAGTCAAAGGAAACGCAAACCAACTAGGACTACTTAAATTTGTTGCTCTTGGTAAATGGAAATATTCTTCATATTTACTATAGATATCAAACAACAAGTTATAATTACGAACTCGTAATTCTTTAATCTTGTCCAGTTTTTCTAACTGTCGAAGTCCCATAGAACCCTGTAATTCAATTGGCTTTAAATTATAACCAATCTCATCATACACATATTTGTGATCAAAGATTTCATCGGGTAAAGACGGAATCCAATTACTGAATCTATTCTTACAAGTACCGCACTTTAAAGTATTTGCCTTCGGTCCTACGCAATAGCAACCTCTTCCCCACTCTCTGAAGCTTCTAAGGATGGTTTCTTGGTCCTTGGTATTACAAGATACAAATCCACCTTCACCCATAGTGATGTGGTGTGCAGGATAGAAACTACAAGATGCCATTTCGCCAAAACTTCCTAATGGTTGCCCTGCATAAGTTGATCCTAACGCATCGCAACAATCTTCAAGAAGAATCAAATTATATCTATCTACGATTTCCATCAACCTAATCATGTCAGGAGGATTTCCCAATACATGAGCAAAGGTGATTACTTTAATATCTGTATTATCCTTTAATGCTTCTTCTACTTTATCAAGGTCAAGATTCAATGAATTTAATTCAATATCAACAAATACAGGTTCAAATCCCATCTGTAAAATAGGATTTAGCGTAGTCGGAAATCCAGCAATTGGAGTTAAAACTTTTGTACCTTTTTGAAGAGCATATCCTCTTTTACTGGTTAAACTAGCCATCATCAACAGATTAGAACTAGAACCACTATTAGTTAGAATACCATATTCTTTCCCAAAATACTTTGGGAATTTGTATTCAAACTTTAAACAGTCAGTTCCCATTACCAACCAACCGTTGAGTAGCGTTTCTACAGAAGAAGTGAATTCTGTATGATCAAAGTATGGACCTGCATAATTAACATAATCTAACCCAGCAGTCCAAACCTTATTTTCGTTCTTTTCTTTAATATATTCTTCTACCAAATCCAAAATAGTATTCAATTTATCCATTATTGACCGCTCCAATATGCGTATGAAGTTTCAAGATGTCTAATATCATTAATCTTCTGAGGTTCGTCTATCTTCAAAGGATATGTCCAATGTTCATTAAACATGTTACTTCCATTTGGATAATATGCTTTGTAATTAATTTCCCAACGCTTTCCAATAATACCGAAAAATAGTTGAACTATTCCTCCTGTTTGAATACCTACTTTACCTCTTTCTTTAGCATGTTCTGCGTAAAAGGGAGATTGTGTAGTCACTCCGGATAAAAGTACATCGTATTCGTATGTATCAATGATATCCTTTGTTCGCTGAATAAGGTCTTCAAAAGAATGGCAATCTGGATATTGCCTATCATCAACTGCGGGATGGAAAGGAGTTTTAATACAATCAACAAGTTCAAATGGAGCAATCAACTCGCGTTCATCTCCCCAAATCTGATCTATCTTTTTCCATTGTTCTTTAATCGTATTAGCATGAGAAGATATTACTAATACCTTCTTTCCTTTTAAATACTTTGTCCAAGGATTATCTAATTTACCGAAAACGGATCGTCCAGTCAATCCGCCTGGATCAACAGCTTCAACATCAAAGAATAAAGGTTTATCTGGAAACAAATTTAAAAACGGTTGATCGTTTCTTGTTTGATTTGAGACGTCAACGAATCCAAGAATATCACAAGATTTCATAACCTCAAGGGTTTTTGGATATACGACTGAAAATGCATAATCCAGATTAGAAGGAATAACGCCTCCTTCTATCATAGTATTTTCATTATAGAATTGGTGAACTGGTCTTTCACCTTTTGTTAAACAATTAATAACATATGTTGCTGTATTATCAATTCTCAAAACAGAAAACGGTTCATTACTTTGTAACTTATCAGCGATAAGATCATTTACTTCAAAAAAATTCTTTATCATAACTTTCCTTTAAAAATCGTATCCAAGAATTCATACAAGAAATCTAGATTAGGCATCTTATGGAATAATGGTTCCTTTGCTTTTAGGATAAAAGTATCTTTATTCTGAAGAGAATACATTTCGGTCATAAAAGCGGCATCGTCTTCGAAATCGGTATAATTTATAACGCAAGAAGGATTAAAATCTTTCATAAAGGAAGAATGTCCATAATAGATAGGAATACATCCAGCAACCTTTGCTTGAAGTAACTTCTCCGTTACATATCCTTCTGTGATTGAATTCTCGAAACAAATATTGAATTTATAATTCTCAAGCAGTTTAACTTTATCGCCATCATAATAATTACCAAAAACTTTACCATACGCGTGTACTGGTCCAAAATTGGAATCTACAATATTAGCAACATGCAATCTATTGGGTACTGGATTTCCAATCATTATAGAACAGAATCCTTGTCTATTACAAAGTTCTTCTGGATCCCATTTACGATTGAATTGATCTAGTGATATCTGTGCGTGTTTAAAATCAGGTTCATTCCACCAATTAACGTACAAATACCAATGAGCAAGTCTTAGATTTCTTCCTCCATGAGTATCATAATCAAAACTCAAAGAATAATCAGCCCAATCTAATTCCGCTCTTTCGTTCTCTCCAGTATAGAATATTTTAATTGCCTTTAAATCATTATACTTGAAACGCTCTTTTCCAAAACTAGACGCAACAATAACGTCTGCGTCTGTTGGATCGTTTGAAAAAATCAAATCTTTGTTCTCGAAATATTCCCTAAAGACTAGATTGAACCAGTTAGACTTAATATCAAATCCAGGCCAAAAATCAAGATAACAAATTTTCAAAATAAACCTCTCGCAGTATCATAAGTGATGATATCATCTTGTTTGCCATAATACTTAGCAAGAGACTTAGGCTGCATCTTTATGTAATAGATTATTTCTTTAATATCATTTGGACACTTTGCGAACATGTCTTGCATCTCTTGCTCAGCCTGTTCTTTCTTATATCCTGTGGAAGCAGGATGATCAATCGTGTAATTATAATCTCTGATAACTTTCCTTTGCTTCTTATGTGCAAAGGCACAGATCAATAAATCCCATCCCCAACCAAGTTGATTATCTTTCATAAGAGAAAGGTTATTAATCATATCATCAATCATATCCTTATGAATAAACCAGAATGTATTATCTGTAGTTGCAACAACCTTTAATCCATCCTCAAGAGGTAATACATCAGTTCTTTCTGGAATATAAAAAGTATCATCAACATTAGGAGCATAAACTCCCCAATTATACTTTTCAAAAGAAGACTTAGCAGATTCAATAATTGGTGCAATATCAGAACAAGACGCATCTGCTTGAATGTGACAGAATACGTCATATTCATCCTTAGAAGCTATTTCTAACGCTTTCTTAAATTGATCAGAAAAGTAACAATCATTACCAATGTTAACCCAGTCATCTAGTTCATATGAATCATCTGAATTGATAACTACAACATTACCAAAAGGTAGAAGAGCCTGTTCTAGTAATACAGCGTTATCGAATTGCCCTCTCCAAGAGAAAATGAAGTATAAAATTTTCATAGCGTATGTACCCAATTATTCAATCTGATAACAACATCATCAGCGGTATGTCCGTCCCAATCTGGAGACTTTTCTTCAGTAGTAATATCATCTAGCATACCCCAAAATCTATCAGGAATATGATAAGTGACATCACCAGTAGGTAAACGCATTCCAGCAATAAACCAATCATCAAAAGAACTTCCGTCACTATGTTGCCTTGAACGCCAAGAAAGTTCTTTATTATTTTTCATAACGGCGATGAAAAGCATAATTCTGTGAGCGTACAATTCATCAAATGAGTGATATGTATCAGTTACTGTCAAGTCACCTTCAACAATCATCTTATTCTTTTTATAAGTTACCTTTTTAATTTCGCCTTCTAATTCACATTTCACTATTTTTTCTCCAAGGAAATTCTTTATCTTTATATAATTCTTCCACTTTTGCGTTTCCTGCTTCCCAAAATGCACCAGTCAAATTATTATCGCCACCTAATCTGTAATTAGTAGTATATTTTCCAGTACAGTCAAACTTCTTAAAGTTTGTAGCAAGGACTTGTAAATATCTTCTATCATGTCCCCAACCTCCTACAAAATAAGGAGCAACCATCATAGCAACTTCTCGTTTAATACAATAACAATTTGTATCAACTAATTGGTAATCGAATACTGGAGCATACATTCCTAGACTCTCGCAGTCATCATTACATAAATATCCAGCAGATTTTGAATGAATTTTTCGTAAAGAATATACCCAATCCAAATCTTTTGTTTCAAGTAATTTAATACAAGATTCTACATGATTTTCATCAAACCAACAATCTTGATCTAGATAAAAAAGATAATCTGCATTTGATAAGAAAGACATAGCAGAATAGATTCTATGTCCGTTTTGACCATTGGCGCCAGTATTTTCTTCCAATTCATAGATTAATAACCTATCGCGTTGTTCATAATCAAGATCCAAATCCCAATCAGTCCTATCTACTTTATAAGAATGTTCCGATCCATCAATAATCAGATAGACTTTAGTATTTTTATAGGTTTGTTTTAACGCAGATTCGACTGCATACTCAACCTTAGAGTTTCCAGTAGTAGGAATAATAATTGCTGCTTGTTTCATATCACCATAACTCCATAATTATCTTGTTCATCCATCGTATATATCACAGATTTAATGCGATAATCTTGTATACAACGCATGCAGCCATCGCAAGGCTTTGCCATTCCATTCACCAAAGATAGTTTCTCGGTGGATTCATATTTTAATCTACAAACATAAAGGATTGAATTCTCAAACTTATCGAATCCAAGTTTTTTGTCTGCAGTATATATTGCCAAGGTTTCAGCGTGAAAGTATATGGCCTCTTCATTCCTACCGTACTTTTTTTGATAAGGATGCGATTTCATACAATTAATGCCATAGGAAATTATTTTATTCCTATGAACAAGACAGGACGCAACCCATACCGACGGATGAGTTGACGTCCTTGTGAGAATTTTCAAATTTTCAATAATTTTCAAATCTATTTTCATTATCCTAGTATATAACTAGAACTTGAATTCGTCAAATGATTTCTTATTGAACTTTTGTTTATTATCCATTTCTGGTTGTCCAGAATCTACAATACCATGTTGAGCAGAAGCTTCGGCATCATAAAGTTTCATTTTAGATCTATCGACGCCAATAACAAATCGCTTATTCTTAGTCGGATCATAATATCTATTCTTAATTTGCTTAATCATTATCTGGTTAAGTTGTTCAAGTTCTTCAGTAGAAATAAGAGCAAACATCATATCAGCAGTTGCTGCAACGCCAAAAGATTCAGAAACATCATCCATACCGGGATCAGAACTTGCCGCTCCGCTTCGGGTTAACTGAGAAGCAGTAAGGATTGGTACATTAAACTCTACAGCTAATCCTCTTAATTCTTCTGCAATACTTTTAACAAACGCATAAGAATTAACCGTTGCGCCCATCTTCAACCTAGCAGAAGCACAGATATTCATATAATCAATTACTAGAATTTCTGGTCTAAAGTTCTTTTTCAGATTAAGTTCATTTAATAATGCTCTGAAATGGTTAACGCTTGCAGAAGCTGTTGGATATTCCTTTATAATTAACTTACCAATTTTACCAGTCTTTAATTTGGAAACTCGTTTCGAATAATCATCTTTCCCAAGTTTCTGTAAATCATCAACGGTGACGTTTAATAGATTAGCATCAATTCTTTCTGCAATTCTTTCTTCTGCCATTTCCATAGTAATGTATAAAACATTACGTCCCTGCATTAAACAAGTAGCAGAATGGTGACACATCAAAAGACTCTTACCAACCCCTGGACCCGCAAGAATAATGTTAAGACTCTTCTTCGGAAGTCCTCCCTTAGTTATCTTATTAAGATAATCTAAATCAAATGGAATCTTTTCTTCTTGTTTGTGATAGAAATCATACCTAGATTCAAAGTCATCAATATAATCGTGACCGATATTACTATCAAAACTAACTGATAAAGCTTTAGTCAAGATATCAGGAATCGCTCCCTTGTCATGAGTTTTACTTTTACCATCAAGGATGGTAATTGCTTCTCTGACGCCATTAAGAATGGCTCTATCTTGACAAAACTTTTCAGTTTCAGTAATCAACCAATCTTCTTTACTTGTTTCTGATTTATGATCATTAAACTCATTTAATAATTCGATTGATTCTCTATACTCATCATCAGTTATTTTTTTATTATTAACTTCAATAACTAAAGATTCATATGTTGGAGTAGAGTTGTATTTCGATACGTAAGAATCAATCTCATTAAATACCAATCGCTCAACTCTATCGCCAAAATAGTCTTCTTTCAAAAAAGGCAGTACTTTTCTTGTATAATCTTCATTAAAGATCAAAGATTTCAAAATAACATGTTCAATTCTCACGATTACCTCTTACTTGGTTTCTGACTGTTCTTTAATAATATTATTCCATATAATAGAAGTCAATACATCCCCCAAGTAGTTCTTAAACTCTTCATTTTCTTCCAAAAACAAAGAACCATTATTATCAACAACAGAAAACTTAAAATCTAAATACGCTTCGCCTTCATCTTCCTTTAAGGATACGTTTCCGAATCTTACCGAAACGCCAGGAAAATCGCCAGTAATAAACTTAACAGCTGCTTCTGGTTCTTCTTCGCTGTAAACGAATTCATAATCAACATCTTCTTTCAATTCATAATTAGCTTCATACATAATCTTCGCCTCCATCTTCATCATCATATTCATTATTAATATCATCAGAAGTCAATAAAGTTCCACTAGAAACCCCATACTTGTTATGTACGGCATCATTAAATGCCTTTGATGCAAGAATTGGTCCCCAGAATTCTTTATTATTCGTATCTTTTAATCTGTAATTCTTTTCTTCAATTTCACCAGAATCCAAATCAACCTTAGCATACCAACCTTGTTTTGGTTTAGCGCAGAAACCAAGATCAAGAGCAATATCCATTAATCCTGACCACTTATTAATACCACCTTCAAAAGTTACGGTAAAAGTAAACTTTGACTTTTCTCTAACAAATCTAGATTTTTCGATATTAATTGTGAAATTAAATCCCGATAATTCAGTACCATCCTTTTCTTGCGACTTTCCAATAACAAGAACTTGATTTGCTGAATACATACCGCCAGTACCGCCAGACATAATTGTCTTAGAATACATTTCCATTGTTTGGTAAGTATGATTTACAGCAACGCAAGGAATATCCTTCGTAGTCAAATGAGGAGTTACGATTCTCCAAAGAGACTTCATGACCTTTGCTCTTGACATATCTGCAACAGACTTCTCATCAAGGGCATCTTCGACTTCTTTCTTTGAAGCAAGATTACCTACAGAGTCTACGAAAATGATAACCTTATCGCCTCGTTCAATTTCTTCAAGACGTTTAGAGATATCAAATTTAAATTGTTCTAAATGCTCAATAGGAATATGTAGAACTCTATTTGTATCAATACCGTTAGCAGTAATATAATCTGGCGTGATACCAAATTCAGAGTCATAGAAAAGACAGATAGCGTCTTTGTACTTGTCTAGATATGACTTAACCAATAGCAACCCAAGAAGAGACTTGAAATGCTTTGACGGACCAGCAAGGAATGTCAGACCAGAAGATAATCCGCCATCAAGTCTACTTGATAGACCAATGTTAATAATAGGAACTTCGGTTGGTACGGTTTCCTTTTCGTTGAAAAACAACGATTCGGAAAGAATTGAGGTCTGTTTAATAGACCCAGCGGATTTTAACTTATCCATTAGTTTACTCATTTTACACCTTTTGTTTGTTGATTGTTTTAATGAGGGGAACTACCCCTCTCATCTATACTTATATCAATGTAATGTTCTATTCTCAGGAATTTTTAAATCTTCATCATCAAGTTCACTATCAGATACATGATCATCAAAATCTTCATTTAGATTAAGAGATTCAATATGTTTACCTTCAGAATCAAAAATACTAACAATAGCCGCAATAGTCGCTTCGCTGAACATTGTAGAATACATATCAACAAGAGTCATTGCTAAACATTTAGGACATGACATAACCATATCTGTAAGGAAACTTATAGATTTCCTATCTTCAATACTCTTATATTCTTTAGCATCATCTAAGAAAAAAGTAATCTGAGCGTTATATACATCACTATCATCAAGAGTATATTTAACAAGAGATATTCCTAATTTATTAATACCAAAACAGGACCAATTCGCAATCATATCATCATTCATATCTACACCAATTAAAAGAAATCATCTATTTTATTACGTTTTTCAAGTTCCCAACCAATGAGTTCAGTTACTGAACTGATAGGTTCGACAAATGTTTTATTCCACATTGTATCATAATCGATATATGGATCTAAACCAAATTCTTTTGGTAGTTTTTCAGGAAAAGAGATAACATCTTCTCTAATTGGATTAGGAAGTTTAAGATAACAATATTTTATCTTATCGGATTCCTTAATCTGCTCGTAAGTAGCGTGTAATCCTTTTTCTTCAAGATAATGGTTAAATAATAAACTTCCTCGCACATGAATTGGGGTTTTATCGCCATATATAAAGGAAGAACTATAATATTTGTCCATACCCTTTACGCCTCTTGGAAAAGATATTTTCTCAATTGGCATACTGTTAAACGTAGATTTAAACTCAAGTAAGTATTCTTTTAAATCGTCTTCAGTACCGTCCAGAATAATTTTAATACAATTCTTCAAGGCATCTCTTACAATAGCAGGGGTTGAAGATTTAACAATTTCTAACCCCGTTACCTTGATCTTAGGTTCGTTGTAAAATACGCCTTCATTAGCAAATACGTTTAGAGCGTATCTCTTCTTAGCGACAAAGATACCAGAAGAACAAATCTTTTCCAATTTGTAAGAAATAGTATTCTTATAGACGTTTAGTAGCGTACCAAGTTCAGAACAGAAATCATCGATCTTTGGCTGAATCTTTTCAGTAATCATTCTATAAAGAATTCGTACTATTTCTTCTCTCGTCTTTTCTTTTGGAATAAATTTATCTACCAATTCACCCATATAAATTCCGCAAGAATCGGTATCCATAAACAGAATATAATCCTTATCAGATTTCAATAACGTATTAAAGAAATCATTTAAATTCTTAGCTGTCCATTTATTCGCTAGTTGTCCAGACAAAGTAATTGCTTCTGCTAGCTTAGAATCATAGAATCTGAAATACTTACTACCCAACGCTCCATATACTGAGTTAGCAACCAACTTAGTTGCTGTTTGTAACGCATTATATTTTGCAATATTGTTCAATAATTCCTTCGTATCTGTTCCATTCTTTTTAGCTACTTCAAGGTCTTTTTCATAATCCAACATTGTCTTTTTATATTCTCTTCTTTTATTGAAGAGGTCTTCAACGATGTCAGGAATAAACCCTCTGATATCCGTCCTAAAGAATTGACCATTTGGAGCCAAACAAACTTTATCTTCAACAAGTCCCGTTAGATCAACTTGTTTATTCAAAATCGAATCAACAGATAATCCTTGTGATAATATTCTACGCATATTATCCGTATAATCTTTAGGATTAACAATAGTCTCGGGACTAATATTGAATCCATTAATTACAGAAGGATATAGGCTTGTTGCGTCAACAGTTGCTGGCCATTTATAGAATCCAAGTAAAGGTTTCTTTACAAATCCTCCAGCATATTCCAAAGCCTCATTATCGTTAAAATTAGGAACCTGAATATTCTTTGCTTTTAAGTTATTATAACAAAGAGCATCACCCAATCTGGTTTGATGATATGGATCTTCGAAATTTGTCTTAGTATAAAACGCAAGTGCCAATACGAGATAAAATAGATTAAATTTATTATCTAACTGTTCAATCAGATTAACATCTTGAATGTTATATTCGTAAAACTTTTGTTTATCTCTAGTATAAAGCTGATGCAGAGTTCCTTCATACTCAACCTTTCTCTGGCCAATCTGAGTTTCTGCAATAAAGTCTAACTTATATTGCTCTTGGGATTTTCCATCAGGATGATACTTTTTGAATACTTCAAGATAATCAAGCGAAGCAACCCCATAGATATTATAGAAATTATCTTCCTCAAATCTGTTAAATTTTGGATTGTATCTTTTTACAACTCTATTTGTAATAATTCCCCAAGGAGACATTCTCCTCGTTTCCTTTTCGCCAATGATCTTATTGAATCTATTGATCATATAGGTTAAGTCGAAATTATCGCTATTCCAACCAGAAATAACATCTGGATAATCTAGACTCCAAACATCAATAAATTTCTTTGAAAGATCATATTCGTCTCTGCATTTAATATACACTACATTTTCAGCAGGATCGAAATCATCATATCCTAAAAGATAAGTCTTGTTTTCGCCAAGAATTTTATATGCAATAGAAATAATAGGCTGGAATGGATCATGCGGTTTAGAAAATCCTCCAGTTTCTGGATCTGAATTTACTTCGATATCCACAATCCCTATTCTGATCTTTTTAATATCCCAGTTGATGGTATCTGGGAAAAGATCGGATATAAGACAATACTCAAATTTAGTATTTCCGTAGATTTTGAAATTCTCTACAGACTCATACTTCTTCACATATTCTCTAGTCTTTTTAATAGAACCTGGCTTAATCTTCTTCAGAGGTTCGTTGTACAGAGTTTTGTATTTTGTTTCTTCATTTGTTGGAATGAAAATAGAGGGAGAATACGGAATTTTAGAACTAATCTTCTTTCCGTTTCTCCATCCGCGATACAAAATGTTGTCGCCATAAACTTTGGCGCTCAGATAAAAATCATCACTCATTTGTATCTCCGCAAAGACTTAAACAATAAGTCCCTGCGAAGGAGTAACGATACCCGAATTCATAGACCTATACTGGGTAATAAATTCATCGACAGCTTCCGTTACGAATACAACGTGACGCTTTGAAATCTCCATAGAAAAATCTTTCTTATCCTTACCATATACTGGGAAAGGAACAAACCCAAAGGTTGGTTGCCCAGTAGTCTGCGAAGGAACCATACCTAATTGCACTGGATTATTGAAAGTATATGAATCGGTATTTTCAACCAGATCACAAATAATATCTTCGCCAGTAACTAATCTAACACACTTAATATTCGCACTCATAATAGCCTCATGCTTGTCTAATCAAAAATTCATGTTTAACGTTTTCGGGAGAGAAATACTCCGCTAACATATCTAAAACAATCTGCTTATCGAAATTTTTACAAGAAAAAACATCGAAATACAAATCACCATTATGGTCCATAAAGTGGGCAATGATGTTTGAAGTTTGGATGAATTGTAAAACAGTCCAACCAGTTAATTCACCTTCGCCAAAATGGATCACTTGCGGTTCGCCATAAGGAACCATATCAATACGGTTAACAAGTTCTTTTACGAAATCGGCAATATAGATTGGATCTTTAGATTTTACTAGATCACAACCTTTTACATCAAGAATTAAATGATACCCCCAACTACTTTCTGTCATAGCATTCTCCCTAATTAACAACGTGAAAGTATTATTTATTAACCGATCTTGAAAACCTTTATTCCACACTTTTCAAGGAATTCTATTCCTTCTCTACTTCTATATTCATTGGCATAATAAAACTCTTTAATCTTTGCACCATATATTAATTTAGCGCAACTCATACAACAAGAATGAGTACAGAATAAAGTTGAACCTTCAGCCGATTCATTAGAAGCCGCAATCTTCATTAACAATGCTTCTTCTGCGTGAGTAACGCAAGGTTTAGTTTTTAAAGAGTATTCACCAGAATCAATATAAATCTTATCTTCGCAAACATTATCCCACCCTCTAGGAGTACCATTCCAAGAAAATGAAACTATGTTATCATTCTTTACCAGGATTGCGCCTACTTTCAATTTTTCTGCATACGATAGTTGAGAAGTTCTTCTAGCAACATCCATATAAAAATCAATTAGTTTAGGTTTCATTTCAATCTCTACAAATTTCAAGATTGTCTTTCTTCATAAAAAAGGTTTCAATATCGTTTTTATTTTTCTTAACGCCAATAAACATCTGACCATCAATTTCTTTTGAAGGAAAGGATGGACTGGAATAATAGTAATCGTTATTGAAAATACTTTTTACTTTAACAATCTTTTCGGATTTTTTGTTCATAATATTTACTCCAAAAATATAGTATATATTATTTGCAAGCAAAAATAAAGGGGAAATTAATCCCCTTTTTAAATAAGAGTTAATTTACTTGCAACTCTTAAACCAAGCCCATCCCGATGGGTTATTTTCTAGAACCAATTGAATACTTATGCGAGATTTCCCAATTTTCTTTATCCTTATATGATAGGATTTTGATTTGGTTCATATCAACAGTATTTTCTTCTACAGGAGGTTTATCGGTAATCTTTAACAATTCCCAATCTTCTAAAAGTAAAGCAATTGTATTTCGTCTTGCTAAATCATTATCCGAAATGTCTGAATGTTTTCCATCCAAAGAAAATAATTCTTTGAAATGCATTATTGCATATTCCCCTCTTTTATGAAGAATATAACAACTAGGGTAAAGAATCTTATCCTTTTTAGAAGAAATACCAATTCTGGTTAAAGTTTCTTTAATTTTTAGAAATGCATCATCATCTTCTAATAAGACGCGAATTCCATATCCTTTAAAAACATCATCTGTCATAACTATAAAACTCCAAAATAATTGTTACATTACAACTATTTAGTAGTTTTAGAATTTCCACCTTTATCTAGTCTTTTTTCAAGAATTTTAACTTGTTCTTGCGTTAAAACTGATAAAATTGTTTTTGCTTTTTCAGAAGAACAATTATAGTATTCCATAATTGTGTTCAATTCTCCTGAATTTTCATTCTTTAACCACTTTTGATAGGGTCTTTTATATCCCCTAACCGAATGAAACAAATAATCATATTGTAATTTTTTGTCTAAATGTCCGTTTAAATTCATCATGTTTGCGTGATACAAACAATCCATATGTTGCGATAACGCCTTATTTATAATGAAGGGGACATAATCTTTTTCTGTTTCGTTTGTCAGGACATAATTCTTCTTTTGTAAAATCGAAGGAATTATTTCCTTAAATAAATCCAAACTCACAGAAATTCTCCTTCTAACATCACTTCAGTAAGAAACGAAAGTAATTGAATCTCAGGATCAATAACAAAACTCGTCTGGTATTGATACCTTGCCATAATCAAAATAATATTAGGGATTGATGATGGCTTAACAAAATCATATAATGCGTCATAAATCTTTCTATAGATGGTATTTGGGTCTGTGTCTATATTAGATACTACCCAAGCCCTGGTCTTTGTGTAATCTTTATCCTTTAAGTATTTAATCAAATCTCTTAATTGTATATCGCCTACTTGCGAAAGGATACCTGAATCGATTTTACCATTAATAGAATATTTTTGTAATTCAACAAGAGTTTTCCTATAATCAGGAAAGAACTTATTTATCAATACTGCAAGAACTTCCTTATCATATTCAATATTTTCTTTTTCAAGAATCGTACAAATACGCTTAAAAAACTTAGTGATAAGCGGTAACTTTTCATTTTTAGAAATTGTAAATTCCACTTCAGTAAATCTAGAAAGAATAGGAGCAGGAATTCTGTTCCTATGATTACTGGTCATGATAAAAGTACAATTCATATGAAATGCTTCTGTACCAGCTTTTAATGCATCGAAAGCATTAGGAGATAATCTATCTGCTTCATCAATAATAATTACCTTCTTTCCTCCTGATAAAGACATAGATGATGCATAATTCGTAATTTTATTACGGAATATATCAATACCATTTTCGGAACTACCGTTAATGAATAAATAATCACAACCTATCTCTTTACACATCGCAAGAGCAGAAGTGGTTTTTCCGCTACCATGTTGACCAGCCAACAATAAATTAGGTATGTTACTATTATCAACATAAGTTTTGAAAAGATTTTTTGTACTTTCAGGAAGAATACACTCTTCTACCGATTTTGGTCGATACTTCTCTTCCCAAGCAAATTCGCTAATATCAATCATAATATAATCTCAAAAAAGCCATCCTTGGCAATTACAAATTAATTTTCTTCAACAATACCTTCGAACAGAAGCTCAAATTCTTCTTGTTCAGCAACAACTTCTGAATAATTCCTTTTATGGTATGTACGGGCAAGCTTATTAATCAACTTCTTTGGGATTTTTAATTCTTCATGAAGCGAAGAAACAATGTCTTTAACAACTTCTTTCTGCGATTCTTGCATAGTAAATACATCAGATAGTTCTTTAAGACCGCCCTTTAAAGTCTTCAATTGCTCTTCGTCAAAATTACCAAAAGTAGATGCAACAGTTTTAGTAGTCATAATATATCCTTAATTGTAAACAGAAGCAGTTTCAATACTGACGTAATAAATCAATTCATTATTGTTATCTGTGAATTTAGCAAGACCCTTTGAACAAATTTCAACAACATATTCGCTTGGAATAATCTTTAAATTTTCAGTCTTAAAAATAAGCGTATACGAAAGTCCTTCTGGATCAATAGTATCAAGCGTTAAAGTATTGGTATGTGCAGAATCATCTAATAAATCAAAAGTTTTTAATGTTACTTTAGAGCCATCGCTTTCGATAGCAAAATTTGGAGAACCAAGTACACTAGCAGTTCGTATTAACCAAGTAAAGTCTTTTGCAGTAAGATTAAAAGTAACATCAACAAATGGAAGAGTTGGTCTCTTATCAGGCGCAGCAACAATAGTATTCGGACTAGCAGTCCTGTACTTAACTTTACTACGTCCATCCATACCAACAATCAATACGTGATCATCATCAAATTCAAGCTCAGCACCGTCTTTAAACAAACTCAGAAGACTTAGAAAATTATTCAAATCATATATACAAAAATCCTTTGGAATAGTTTCTTCAATTTTAGCATCTACTATAATATTCCTATTATGCGCTACTGTTGCAATAGCATTTCCTTCTTTAAGAGCAATACTAGGATTAATAGTAGAGAAATTTTTCAGTATTTGTAAAGTTCTTTCGGATATTTTCATATTTCACCTTTTTCATTAAGTAATATTATATTATATAACAATTGTTATATTAGTCAATCGAGTTTTCATCGAAAATCTCGTCATCCAACATCATAGTTTCCCATGCTTTTTCAAACTCTTTTTGAAATTCTTCTTCAAGTTTTTCTTCTTCCCTCATTTCTTGCCATCGCTCCAATGAAACGATGGCTTCTTTGATATCTTTTTGTACATCCTTTACTCCACGCTTTCCGCCAACCAATAGTTTCTTTATAGCGTGTTGTATACAAGGATCAGTTACTTCAAATAACTGGAGAACACGATATACATCAATGTATTCTCCAGGTACTTTTTTATAGTAATGAGAAAATTTCTCTTTAACCATTAGAGTTCGCCAATATGAGTGGCAACATGGGGTAGAGAACCTTGGAACAAATAAGAACCCATATGTCCAAGATTAATCCAAGGAGCAAGCCAAGTCTTAATACCAATCTTTCTACACTGTTGAGTGAAGAAATAATCTTCAGATAGATAACGCTTAGAATCTGGATCAATTACGCAGTCAAAGAAAGCGCAGATTTCTCTGGAACCGTCAAAATGCGCTTGACCAACGTGATCTGGCTTATACATCTTTTCAGGATATGCTGCTTGATACTTTTCTAGCACGTCACGTCTAATCAGCATAAAACCAGTACCAAGATCCATGATTTCAAGAGGTTCTTGAATACTGAACTTTGTTGTACCGCCAACTGGATTGAATACAATTGAACCAGTCAACTTTTCATATTCGGAAGGGGGTAGTTCTGGATTCTTCTTGATTGCCTTATTAAGCTGATTCCAATCAAGACTCTTCTTCGGATAAGGGCCACCAACAATTTCCTTGTCTAGCGCAAGCATAGCGATAATGTCTTGTGGATTGAATACGATATCCGCATCAATAAACATTAAGTGCGTGCAATCGCTACGATTAAGGAATTCGTCTGTGATATAATTTCTCGCTCTTTGAATAAGACTTTCATTCATTAGGAAACTAAACTTAACCTCAACGCCATATTGCGCCATTAGAGAGTTAAGATCAATCAATGACTTTGCCGTTAGAGTGGTCATCATACCACCATAAGTAGGCATACCAATAAACAACTTCTTCTGGGCTAGTTCTTCTCTAGAAATTTGAATTTGCATTTTATATTTTCACCTCATTATACTTTATAAATTTCTTCATCAGTTCTTTGATACCATTTTCCTCCAACAACAGCAAAATCTCTTGTTGTATCTACGTATTCGAAAACGGTAGTCTTATTATATATATCATGATGACTAATCATGAATCCCGTAGACCATTTTTGCGCATCGCAATAATTTGCCCTTCTGATATGTCCAGCGCCTAATTGATGCCATTCATACGATCCAAAAGCTAAATTATGTAGGGAATCGCTTTTATGTTTATGGTGATGGCCATTCATACCTGGTATACCATAATGTTTACCTTCTGGATAATGGTGGAACATTACGGAATCAAATTTAACTAGATAATTTTTACCAAGTTCTTTTTTAAAATCAGATTCATTAAATACGCCTAAATCTTCTCTTGAAATATAGTTAATCTCAAATTCATCAAGACCTAATAATTTAGAGATAGTAAATCCATGTAGATCAGATAATAGTACCATCATATTAGGACTAGCTTCTGATAAATGCTTTAGTAAACGCATTTCGTGGTTTGCAGAAATCCAATTAAATTCTGCGTCAGGAACAATTTCCCTAATATCTCGTAAAAAATCATGCACGGAATTGATACGTTCAATTACATTAAAACTTCTGGGATCGTTGAAATATTTACTAAATTCAGGAAGATCAAAATGGTCTCCGCCAAATACAATAACTTCTGGTTGAATACGCTTTAATGTATCCAAATAAACTCGTTTAGTAAACGGATCAAAACTAATATCGTGCGTATCAGATATAGTAACAATTGTTTGGAATCTTTTTGAATCTGGGCGCAAATACTTTCCTTCGTATTCGGCTTTTTCTTTATTAAATTCTCTAGCGGTATCTTTAGAAGCGTGTTTAGCTACTTGTCCAAGAAGCTTAGTTTGATCTCTGGTTCTATCAAGTCCAGAATATTTTTTAAATTCTGAAAAAGTGCCAAAATATTTAGACCACCAGTATTCAGAACAATCTGAATTGTTTCTAAAAAAATTCCTAGTTATCACAGCATCAGGGAATTGATCCGCTAAATCCCTGATTGCGTTTATACAATCATCTTTAGTCCACATATATTTAATCCATGTTATTTAAATTTTTTCACCAGTTTCAAATCCTCTAAAACGCATGAAAACTGGAAATCTTAGAGAATATGTTCCATTTTGATTCTGTGTTATTGCGTCTGCTTTTATCTCAACAATACGACCAACAACGGATAAATCCCAATACTCTTCTCTTTGCCTATCAGAGAATCCAGATCCAACGTTTACTAAAATTTCTTTATCGCCTTCAAATCCTCTACAAATAAAGGCACCAAGCATTCCGACATACTTATCTTCGCCTTCTTGTAACTCTACAATCTCAAGATCAACTGTTATAAAAGGTTTTAATTTTAACCAAGAATTTGACCTTTTGTTTTCATAAGGCGCATTAGGGTCTTTTATCATTATACCCTCATACCCGCCTTCAATTGCTAATCTATTTATTTCCTTATACCTATTTAAGCCTATATCAGTATCTAAGTCAACCATTTCTTGATCTAATATTTGAACATTATGTAAATATTCTTTATTAACTGCATACCATATTTGTAATAGTTGGCTTCTTTCTGATTGAGGTATATTACAAATACCTTTTGAAAAATATTCTAATGGAATAATATCAAACACATGAAGAACAGAATCATTTGTTTGGACGTTTTCTTTTCTACGGATTTGTTTCATCAAATCCTGGAAAGATTCGCTCATTACTTCGCCATCCAATACAATTGGATCATCTAATCCCGTTTTACTTAATTGGTCTCGTATAACATCAAAATTTAAAAGTTCTTTACCGTTACGAGAAAATTGATCAACCCTACCGTCTGGATATACAATAGAAATAACTCTGGCACCATCTAACTTACATTCTATAATTTTTTCACCAATCAATTTGTTTTGATGATCTACTGAATTATTAGCAAGTTGACAAGAAAATACCGGAACAGAAAATTCAGGTCGATTAACTTTCTTAGCGCATTTGTTTATTGTTTTAACATCAACGCCGCACCTCAAATCCTTTAATAGAATTCTAAGATACCAATTTTCCCACATATGAGGAGTTGAATTCATAACTAAAAAATCAAGAAGATTCTTTGCATCGTTTCCGGTAGATTTTCTTTCAATCAAATCTTTAATTGCAACGTAAAAAGAGTCGCAATCCAAACAATCTAAAGAATTATTTACTGCAGTTTTCGGTACAGTTTTTCCACTAACTCCAAAGGTAATAAGATTATCACAAGCTAACCGTATTCCTTCGAAAAATACAGTATTATTAGCTTCCATCTCCCTAATGATAACAGACTCTTTAAAGAGTCTGCTATTATCGGATTCCAATTCAACAATTATATCAGCTGGATTGCGCATCGATTATTTTCCTGTATGACATCATTCTTTTTGCGTATTTTGCAGTATTCTTTTCGCGTCTTTTTAACGCAGTCTTTAACGCAAGAGGTTTAGCTACTTTATTAAAAGTAGTTCCATTAAGGTGATCAATTTCATGCTGAGCGATTCTAGCAGTCAATCCGTTGTATTCAGCTTGTCTAAGATCGCCATTTTCGTCTTGGTACGAAACTATGATTGATTCTGGTCTTGTAATAGAAAGCGTTAGGAAAGGAAAACTCAAACACCCTTCTTCCATATGAAGAGTAGCATCAGACTTATATGTAATAGTTGGGTTGAAAAGTACCTTATAATTTCCTTCTGCTCCCATAACAAATACTTTGTATCGTAAACCGCATTGTGGAGCAGCAAGACCAAACCCCTTTGTTGTTTCTAGGGTCTTTACTAAACGACCGCTCAATTCAGTAACATCAACGTCAGAATTAAAATCAAATTCTGGCATTACTTCTGAAAGAATTGGATCAGTTTCATAAACCAATTCATATGGTTTAAATTTGACGCTAATTGATTCTGACGAACCAGTATCAATAGTAATCATATCACTCATAATGTAACCTCTGTTAATCTTGTAAAATTCTTTTTCTTTTCAAACTTCAAAACTCTATCGAACCTTTCTTCTTTACCTTCATTATGTCCTATAATAAAAATTCGCATATCATCATCAAATCCAGAAATCAAATCTAAAAACAATTCAACACTGTCTTTATCAAGACTTCCTCCCAAGATTTCATCCATCAATAAAAGATTAGTGTTTACTGAATTTTTCATTTTTGCAACTTGTCTAAATGCAAACAGAATGGATAAATCAATTTTTGTCTTCTCGCCTTCTGAGAAGTTCATGTACGTAAATTCATCTCTATGTCTACTCTTTATCACTTCTTCAAAATTTTCATTAATATTAAAGTTAACAAAAAAATTCAGTTTAGAAAGATATAAGTTAATTAATTTGTTTAAAACAGGAAGATATTGTTTTATGATTCTTGTCTTAATTCCACCATCCTTTAACAAAGAAGCTGAGTATTCATAATAGGATTTATCTTCAGATACGCTTTTCAGATTGGCGTCAAACTCTTTATAATCTTTCAACAGTTTCTTTAATTCAACATCATCAACCTCAACGTTTTTATTTTTAAGGTCTTCGATAAATTTATTCTCTTTTATGATCGTCTTTTGAATTTCTCTGATAGAAGCATTAATTCTAATGATTTCAGTCTGATGATCTATGATATTTTTACTAATAGTCTTGATCTCATCTAATCGTACTTTTAGTTTATTATATTCATCTTCAAGTTTATCCATACCGACTTTCAATTCAGATTCTTTCTTCTTTATAGAAGTTAGTTTATCTGTTTTAAACTGTTCATCAATTGTTTGTTTACAAGTAGGACACGAATCATTATTTTCATAGAAAGAGTTTTCGGTCTTTATTTTTTTGAGATTGTCCTCAATCTTACTTTCTATTGATACCAAATTCTTTTGTTTCTTTTCAGCAGATTCTTTATCTGATATTTTACCATTAAGAACTTCTACGTGTTTTTCTATAAGAACAATATCATTGGTGAATTTTCCAACCTGTTCTTCGCTGGTTTTTATCTCAGTAAGTTTAAATGATATCAATTCATCGTTATTTCTTTTCTGATTATTGATATTCTCTTTTTGTAATTTTATCTTTTCTTTGGTCAATTCAAATTTATAACTAAGGTCTTTTTCTTCTTCTTTTAATTTAGAAAGTTTATCCTTTACCAAAAGATTCATTGAAGAGAAAATTTGAATATCAAGAAGGTCTTCAACAATTGATCGTCTGTCGGCAGCAGACATTTGCATGAATGGATTGTATCTGGCTGAACCAAGAACAACTACATTGACAAATGATTTATGATTCATTCGCAGGATATTTTTCTCAAGATATTCTTGATAGTCCCTAGCACTCGCGTCTTGATTTATTAGAACATCATCACAATAAATTTCGAAGACATTAGGTTTTAATCCCCTAATGATCTTGTAAGATTTTGATCCAATATCAAACTCAATTTCAACAACAAGATTAGACTTGTTAATAGAATTGATGATGTTTGGTTTGTTAGTCTTTCTGAATGGTTTTCCATATAACGCAAATACTATCGAATCAACGATACAAGAAGTTTTACTACTTCCGTTTGCACCAACAACAAGATTCCTTTTATATGAATTCAAATCAATCTCAATGAAATTATTACCCACTGAGAAGAAATTTTTCATTCTTACTTTTTTAAAAACGATCAACATTACTGAATTGCCACTGCTTCGCTATATAATTCGCTAAGAATTTTTTTGACTCTATTTGAATCATAATCTTTGTTTGGAGAAATATCAACGAATTTATATATCGTAGTTAAGGTATCTTCGCTTTCGTCAATATCAAGCATTTCTTCTGTGAAAACATCTTGCGTATCTTCAATGATGTTTAAATCAAAAGGTTCTTCTTTTTCCAAACTTTCAACGAACTTATCAAACAGATAAACGTTTTCTTTATTTTTTACAACTAATTTAACATAGGTGTTTGTCAATTCCAATTTATGTAGATTGGAAAGCGTTTCATTTACAGAATCTTCGTCAGTATCATCATAAAAAATTTTGTTATACATTCTGTAAGGATTCTTAACAAAATCTAACTTCTGAGTTTCTAGATCAAATACATGAAACCCTTTAGGATCACCGTGATCAGACCAGGTCATTTCATATGGTGTACCAACGTAATGAATATTACGTTTGGTTGAGCGATGATGATAATGTCCACTAAAGGCGTATTCAAACCTATCAAATAAGGAACTATCCATACCTCCATGACCAACTATCCCCTTGTACATAGCAAAACCAGAAATTTCAAAATGTCCAAAACAAATATTTGATCGACTGGTTCTTAATTCATTTAAACACGCTTCTTCGTTTTCTCTACAGATCCAAGGAATAAAACAAATCCCTTTATCATCAATTTCAATCGTTGATGGTTTATCAATGATATTGATATTAGGATAATCATTCAATAACAAAGAAGGAGAATTCACTCTCAACGTATCTTTATATGCAATATCATGATTCCCAAGAAGAACATGTAAAGTTATTCCTTCTTCTTGAAGTCTATCAAAAAAATATCGCCTAGATTCATAAAGACCAAAATTGTTTACTCGTTTTCTTTCATCGAAAAGATCACCAGTCTGAACAATTGTAGTAATAGCATTTTCCTTCAAATAAGGAAGGAGAACATTTTCATAAAACTTTTCAAAATAATCGCTAAAAAGTTTAGATCCAGATCGTATAGCGAAATGCGTATCACCAAGTATTACTATCTTACTCATCAAAAAAATTCTCTAATCCTTTTGGGGTTTCTTTTGGTGGTTGTTCTTTCTTTACAATATTTTTTTCTTCATATGCAGAAATGAATTCATACATATTATCATATATCTGTATCTGCGCTCTTGTAGCATCATCTAAATCCTCAAGCTCATCTTCGCCTAAAACGCCAAAACTTTCGGTTGCTTTATATTTGATATATTGCTGTTTCTTTTCTTTAGCAATTCGACGGACAAATGCGTACCAACAAATTTTAGTAAAATACGCAAAAGGTTTGTTTGATTTAGCTGGATCGAAATTTTCGAAATACATGATACAATTTTCTATTGCATCTGAGACCATTTCTTCGCGAAATGTATATTGATAAAAGTTCGGACGTTTTGCTAAATTGTTAGCAATTTTAAGAAAACAATCACCGATGTAGTCGGATGCTCTGGGCTTTGGAAGCCCTTTCGCTTTATGTTCCAAGACTTTATTTTTATGTTCTATTAAATGCTTCGTAAACTCTTCGTTATCAATGTAATTTACAACTACTTTCATTGCTTCCTCATTGTTATAATTATATCCATTATAATATAAAGTATACTACAAAACCGTCAGAAGTAAAGTAATTTTTTTTATAATAAAAAAAGCTTGACTTCTGATTCGGACAGCGATACATTAAGTATGTACCCTGTTGATGATAGATTTAATTACTCTATAGTATAAAGAATATCTTAATGTATCTTGTTATTAACTTTAGCATCTATATTCTCTAATAAGACTTTAATATCATCTTTAGATGAAGAATCTTCTTTAATTAACAACATATTTAGATAGTATTCTTCGATATCTATTTTAGGAGAAAGAGTCAACATGACATTTTCAAGGAATAAACATGTTTTATTTTCTTCTACTAAATTAATAGGAAGCCAATGTTTAAGTACCAATATTTGAGTTGATTTTTTTACTTCAATTTCTATTTTTATCAAATACGGATGTTCTACGTCTATATAACCTTCTTTAGTTTCGCATAGACAGATGATATCGTCGTTATTTTTAAGTCTTATAATTTTTACTTCTTTCATAATTATTAAATGTCAATTTTAGTTATTTTGTAATTAAAACTTTCTTTGTTATAAATTTTTACTCTTTCTATAAAGTGTTTTAACAAGAAATTTTGATGGTTTTTTATGGAAACGTCATCGACTATATCATATATAGTGGCTTTTTCTTTGGTATGGTGTAGTCTTAACGATCTTCCTATTGATTGAAGAATTCTTATGGATGATTTACCATTAACTGCGAAAATTATATTATGAAGATTTTTTATTGAAGTTCCAGTTCCCATAATTTTAACAGAAGCAATCAAGATTGCATTATCTTCTTTTTCAAGAAGTTGTCTAATCTTTTCTCTTTCTTCGCCTTCAATTCCTCCATGAATGAAAAACACTTTTCTACCATCTTCTAATCTTTTAGAATTTCTTATCAAATCATACAAGACTTTTCCATGTTTTTCCACGTATTCGAATAAAACAATGGTATTTGTTTTTGTTGAAATGGCTAGATTTTTTATAAAAGCGTTTCTTTTATTATTTGTTACGAAATATGACAGTTCTTCTTGATATTTTGCTTTTTTAAGAAGATTACAAGTTTCATTGTCATATTTTAGGACTAAACATTTAATATCGAAATTGGAAATTTCTCCTTTATCAACCAATTCAGTAGTTGTGTTTAATCTGTTGATTTCTCCGGTTAATCCAATGATTGTATTGATGTTTGCTTTACAGTTATCTGTTGTTCCAGTCAAGCCTATTCTGTAATCGCAATTTACACATTTTTCTAAAATCTTGGTTAATTCTTTTCCTTTTATTCCATGCGCTTCATCAATTAATACGAAATCATATTGTTCGAAAAATGCAGTCGATCCGATGTTCATCAAACTTTGCCAAGTTGATATTGACAAAGGTTTGTCAGTTATTTTTTCTTGCCCAGAATAGATTTTATGGATATTTTCAGCAACATCCCATTGGTTTATAGAAGAATAATCATCGAAGTCGTTGTATAATTGATGTTCCAATGTTACATTTGGTACAATGATCAATCCTTTTTTATCTTGATCTAACAAGTATCTTAATATACTATAGATTATAAGACTCTTGCCAGATGCTGTTACTGAAAGAAGTAATTGACGTTTTCTTTGTATTGCGTCGATAAACCCTTTTTCTTGATAGTTTCTTGGAGTAAGAAGTTGGCCTTTCGATGCAGGTTTCAATTCTTTAAGGTATTCTTTTAACGAATCTTCTGACGGAACGTCTTTGTATTTTAAACTTTCATCAATTTCAAAAGTATATCCTGATTTCTTGAAATAACTAATAACTTGTAACAATAATCCTGTATAAATCAGTCCTATGTTTCTAGATACAATTCTAAGAAGAATGATTTTACCATTCCAAAGTTTGGCCCTGAACTTAGGATTGAATTTGTATCCATCAGCGTAAAAACTGAATTTGTCTTGTAATTCCCTGAGGATGTATTCCTCAGCGTTTATTTTTATGTATGTCTCGTTAGCTTTTTCAAGTAAAATATCAGCCATTATGCACCAGATAAAAATTTCATATAATCAACGTGTACTTTCAGTTGCCAAGTTCTATTCCCAAGTTCTTTTAAAATGGATTCACATACAGAAATTGCTTGATCGTGATAAGTTTTTTTATGAAGTAGTTTGATTAATTGGTCGTCAGAATTAAGGTAACGTTCAGCTCCTCCTTTACTGACTTTGATATCGAATTGTTCCCAACCGTATTTTTCTAAAGTTTCTTGATCTAAGTGACCAAGATAATATTCAGTTTTTATGGTTTTGAATTTATCATATTCAAATTTGGCTTTAAGCGAAGCCATTTTATGTTCATTAAGTATTTTTAGATATTTGGAATGAAGCTTTGGAACTTTTAAAATTTCCGTGCTTATTTGAGTATCGTTAACATTAGCATCTTCGTTCCACATGTCAAGTATTTCATCAAGTTTATGCATGATATAGTCGCCTAAATTTTTTATAAATATATATATCCTTCGCGGTTCTATGAAAACCCAAGGAATCTAATATTATATAGGAATATCAGCATGAGTATTTATTCAAAGAAAAATCCCCCAGAAGGATTTTATGTCTATTTTTATCTTCGTTCAAAAGATTCGGAAATCGCCAAAAAAGGAACGCCTTATTATGTCGGAAAACAGAAAAGGAATTACTGCTTGGAATAAAGGCATATCCAAAAAAACGATTTAAAATCTTTCTATGGAATAGATATGATATTTAAACACTGCAGTTGCCAATACAACTTGTTCTGAACTTACTGTTGTATCCATCCATATATCGGATAATGATATTGGAAACATAGCTTCGAAATTTATTTTCAGCTTAGGTACGTTTATACCCGATAAAATATTCAAATATCCTTCTGAGTATTGCGGATGTTGAGAATGTAATGTGTAAATTGATTCTCTGTATAGATTTTTGTACTCATCAAAATTACAAGGGAAAGTCATCCCTCTTATCCAATCATAAATGATTTGCCAATTCCACATCTCTTCGTCAACGATAAATGTCATTTGAAATTCGCTGAATACTAATTTATCACCTGGTCTTGGTATATTAGCTAAAGGCGATGCCTGATAGGGAGCCGATGTAGAAATTTGCGGGATATTTACTTTCTGGCAAAAATACGATACCGTACTGATTCTAGGAAACATAACTTGATATTTACTTGATTGTAAATAACTGGTGTTTGACGGATTTCGTGTAAGCGCTGTCATAAAAAAACTTGCTAAATAAAACTATTTATATTACAATTAAATATCGAAAATAAAAGGCGTTATTATGGTTAGAACAATTGTTGCTGATAAAAAATTAAATTGCGAATATTTACTTGGACAATTTTTAGACGAAAGTCATTTTGATACGATTATTGACGAAGATTGTAACTTTTTCGGACCTCCTTCTTGCGGTCTTATAGAGAGGAACGACTGCGACGATACTGATTGTACAACCTGTCCAAAAGGTATTGATGAAGATACAGTGATTTTTATTCTACGAAAGAACTTCTTCACCGAAGATGAACAACTCAATGCCTTAGAAGGATTGAAAGGGGCAGCTTCTATCTCTTTTAACAGAGGGTTAGCAGCTGGTCCTAGAAATGAAACGGATTCTGATAGGGATTGGGTATCTGATTTACAAATGTCTATTCTTGATTATTTTTCAAACCCTTATGGTAATTTGTTTAATGAAGACAATGTTGCAAATATTTACGAAACTTATGCGAATGCAAACTATATCCCTTCTCCCAGAGGATTTGTTTGGTTACCAAGTAAAGTAAAAGCTGATGGGTTTGATTTTGATGTTTGGGTCGAAAATACTAAGAAATTAACCTTCTCGGAACAAGAGGTAGAAGCTGAACTGGTAAAATCTAAATATATTTCTAATACGAATTATGCTGGGGCAGTACATTCAGGAGTTGCTGGTTGGTATGATAGATATCCAAGAATTCCTTATGGTAGAGCAACTTCCTACACTGAAAAGAATCCAGAGAAGTTTGCTCTTGCTTTTCCGTTTTTACAAAAACTATCTGCTGCTTTTTCTAAACTTTTACCTAGACGATGGGCTTTTCAGAAATCTTGCATAGAAAAAATTGACCAAGCATTTCATGTACCGGATACAGTATTTACGACTATTACTGTAAATAAATCATTTAGGACTGCGGCGCATAGAGATGCCGGTGACTTGCATGAAGGGTTTTCTAATTTATCTGTTCTTACAAATGGTAAGAAATATTCTGGAGGTATGCTAGTTCTACCGGAATTTAGGGTTGCAGTTAATGTTCGTCCCGGCGATCTATTGTTGATCAATAATCATGGCGGCATTCATGGAAATACCCCTATTGTTCTTGAGGAAGATGATGCAGAACGTTATTCTGTTGTTTGTTATTTTCGAGAAAAAATGCTAGAACTTGGTGAGAAAGTATACGAAGATGCTAGATTTAATTTTGTTGAATCTAGGCGAACTGATAAAGATCATCCAGAATGGCGTTCAATGTGGAATGGAACATCTCCTGGTATGTGGACTTCTGATGAATGGTATGCTTTTCTTGAGAAAGAATTAGGAAAGGATGCGCTAATTAAGTATCATCCAGAAAGCGTTCAAAAATCATTTACTTTAGATGCGTTTTTTTAATAATTATGATTATACCTAATGATAAAGGAGGGGATTGGAGAGCTAATAAATTCGTAGAATACGCGAATTTTGTTCCTCCGATCCATCAATCGTTTTTTTGGGAATATTCTAATAGAAGAAATTTGTCGGAAGACCAATGTATTTTTTTAGCGTTCCTTATGGGTAATTTTTATTCCGAATTAACGGCTATATTCGCTTTTGAAGAATGGGATATGAAACTTCCTACTTCTAATCAAGTCAATTCGTTTTTTGATCAATGGAACGATAGAATCGTCTACGGAACGGCTAGAAAATGGCAGCGTTATAACGAAAGATCAAAGAAAACGTTAAATTGGTTTGTAAATAATACAGAAAATTCAGTATCCTCGTGGTTCGATACTATAGCAATTGGGGATACGGAAAGAGAGGTATATGATAATGTTCAAAAGTCTATAAGAGTTTGTCCAGAATACGGTAGATTTGCTTGCGATCTTTTTAACGAAATATTAATGATATTTAATAAAAATGAAAGATTAAGTAAAAAATTACGTTCGGATGAAAGTATAAATTTTTACGAAGGCGATAATTTAACTTCCGGTATGTTCAACATAATTTATATGGATGATCGTGCTGATGAGTGGGATAAGACTAAGAAGATAACGAAATATGAATCCGACTTACTCCATGATAAAATTCTGTGGGTAAAGGAGATTTACGAAAATAAATTTCCGGATAAAGAAATCGATGTCCCTCTATTCGTAACTAAAATTTGTAGTTTTAGAAATTGTTTCAAAGGTAAACGAGGAGGAGGATATCATCATTATCGTCAACTCAAATATCTTAGAGAATTTGAATTGATTGCTCCGCATAAAGAAAGTCTTTGGAAAGAGTGTTACGATATACGGAAAAAAATGTATCCTGAAATTTTATTAGGCGAGATGCATGGTATAGTTGGAATACCTCCGGAAATATGTAAATGGTGGTTACGTCATGGATGGATAGGAAACGAACCCGAAGCTTTAGCTTCCATTAAAACTAATACTATTGATTCATTTTTTTGAGATAATTATGAGAAAAATTATTTGCGTGATTGGCGAGCCTGGAGTTGGTAAAACGACTATTTTCCGTAATTTTATGGATTTTTACGATTGGGAAGATCAAGAACCTGTTAAATTGGTAAATACAAAATACTCTGAAGAATTGAATCTTCATATTATCGGGAAATATGAAGAAGGCGAAGTATTTGCGGGTACTGATAGATTGTCAATGGCAGTTATGCCAGAAGCAATCAAATTTGTTGGCGAAACGTCATCAAATGTAATGTTTGAAGGTGATCGATTGACCAGTACTAAATTTTTTGATTTT